GCGTTAAACGAGGGAAGCAAGTTGCCACTGACGGTCCTGTTGGCAGAGCTGTTAAAAAGAAAAAAATGACTTCTAAACCTCAGGAAGATCGTCCTCCTAAGCAGGCACTCCGGAAGTTCAAACCATCTGCTAATCAAAAGTTATTGAGCAATACGAATTGGAAAGCTTTCAATACTGTTGTTGAGAGAGAGACCGCCGAAGCAGTCCTTAAGAATGTTAAATATGATTGGAAGAAGTATTGGAATAGCGCTTGGATCGGGAAACAGGAACCCTATGCTAGCAACGATGAGGTTGTTAATATGCTCATGGGCGATCTCATCTATAATTTAAGTGGAGAAAATCCTAATAAAAGTACTTACAGTGAACTAGAAGATTACTTTTATTATGAGTATGAGCTTCCTAAAGAGGTAGCACGGGCTATGATCAAAGAAGCTACTAGAGTTATAGGGCGTCATGAAAATGAACGTCAGAGAAAATTAAAAGAACATAATCACGAAGCACGTTAAGTATCAGAGGATTAGGCAATGTCGCTATCTAATACCGCAACACCAAAATATTATGCTAAATTTAGAGCTTCGGTTATGAATGGAGAAAGAGCTATTAATGAGAAAATAGCTATGGAAATGAATCGAATTGATGACCTTATAGCGAACCCAGGTGTGTACTACGATGATGAAGCTGTCGAAGGGTACATTAGATATTGCGAAAATGAGTTGACGTTAACTGATGGATCTGACCTGCATCTTTTAGATAGCTTTAAGCTATGGGCAGAGCAACTTTTTGGATGGTATTATTACATAGATAGGACTGTGTATGTTCCTGGGGTTGACGGTCATGGCGGGCATTACGAACGAAAAAATATTAAGAAACGGTTAATAAATAAACAGTTTCTTATTGTTGCAAGAGGTGCTGCTAAGTCGATGTATGGATCTACAATTCAGAGCTTCTTTCTTAATGTTGATACTACAACCACGCATCAGATTACTACCGCTCCCACGATGAAGCAAGCTGATGAAGTGCTCTCTCCAATTCGAACATCGATTACTCGTTCAAGAGGACCGTTATTTCGCTTTATGACAGAAGGTTCGTTGCAAAACACTACTGGTTCTAAAGCAAATCGAGTAAAGTTGGCATCAACAAAAAAGGGTATTGAGAACTTTTTAACGGGATCTCTTCTTGAGATTAGACCAATGAGTATTGCGAAACTGCAGGGTCTTCAAGTAAAAGTGGCCACTGTAGATGAATGGTTGTCATGCGACATTCGAGAGGATGTAATCGGTGCTATAGAGCAAGGCGCTTCTAAAGTAGACGACTATATCATCGTTGCAATGAGTTCTGAGGGTACAGTTCGTAATGGAGCTGGCGACACAATCAAAATGGAGTTAATGGACATCTTAAAAGGTGACTACATAAACCCTCATGTGTCGATATGGTGGTATGCTTTAGATAATATTAACGAGGTAGCTAATCCAGAACTATGGGAAAAAGCGAATCCTAATCTAGGAAAAACCGTATCGTACGAAACATATCAACTTGATGTAGAAAGAGCAGAAAAGGCACCGGCTGCTAGGAATGACATATTAGCCAAACGCTTTGGCATACCAATGGAAGGCTATACATATTTCTTTCCTTATGAAGAAACATTGCCTCATAAGAAGCGTGACTTTTGGAATATGCCGTGTTCTTTAGGGGCAGATCTATCGCAAGGGGATGACTTTTGTGCTTTTACTTTTTTGTTTCCTTTAAATAATGGCGGATTTGGAATTAAAACTCGAAACTATATTTCTGAGTTTACAATGTCTCGATTGCAAATGGCAACCAGATTTAAGTACGAGGAATTCATGAATGAAGGAAGCCTAGTCGTTCTCAATGGAGCAATTTTAGACATGATGGAAGTTTACGAGGATCTTTGGAACCATATTGCTGAGAAAGGATACGATGTCCATTGCTTAGGATATGATCCATATAATGCTAAATCATTTGTGGATCGATGGGTTGCTGAAAATGGTCCATTTGGGGTCGAGAAGGTAATTCAGGGATCTCGAACTGAATCAGTTCCACTTGGAGAATTGAAAAAGCTTTCGGAAGAAAGACTCCTGTTATTTGATGAGGAATTGATGAGCTACACTATGGGTAATTGCATAACGTTAGAAGACACCAATGGAAATCGAAAGTTGCTTAAAAAAAGGAGAGAAAACAAAATAGATGCAGTGGCAGCTTTGTTAGATGCCTATGTTGCATATAAAATAAATCGAGAGGATTTTTAATATGGATGAAGTAAAACACGATGGAATCCTAGGGATGAAATGGGGTCGACGACGGTATCGTAATTACGACGGAACCCTCACTGAAGAAGGAAAAAAGCGTTATGATTACAGTCATGGTAAAGATTCCGGAATGATAACCGACGAGGAATTGCGGCAAAGGATCGATCGACTAACTCTTGAAAAAAGGTATCGTGATCTTTTAAATGAGGTGTATGGATCGCAGAACAAAGAAGCCCCTAAAAAAGATCCTTCCGCAAAAAGAAAAGAGTTTATCGATTATATCATGGATGCCGGGAAAGTCGTAGCATTTACTGCGAGCGTCGCTTCATTAGCTAAGCAATTAAAGAAGGATGACTATGATACTAAGTTGCAAAAAGATGTTAAGAGAATGACCTTGGAAAAGCAGAAGAGGACGTTAACTGCTGAATTAAAAAAGTCTTCTGCAGCTAAGCGTAACTTTTCGACAACTAGAGTTCGAACTGGCGTAACTGGCAAGGTATTTAAAGTTCATAAAAAATCAAAATGAGGTAACTAATGGCATTTTCATTATTTAATAGAATAAAGGATGGTTGGAATGCATTCCGTAACAGGGATCCCACTGAGGATTCGCCAGCAGTTGTATATAAGTATGACCAAGGAAGCTATTATAGGCCCGACAGACATATTTTTAAAAGAGTTACTGAGCGATCTACGATCCATGCCGTGTATAATAGAATTGCTTTAGATGTCTCCGCATTAGATATAAAGCATGTTCGATTAAATGAAAACGGTCAGTTTACTGACGAAATTCATAGTGGGTTAAATAATTGTTTAACTCTAGAAGCTAACATTGACCAAAATGCGAGAAGCTTTATTCAGGATATTGTGCAATCTATGTTGGATGAGGGCGTCGTGGCAGTTGTTCCGGTAGATACCGATGTTGACCCAAACGATAATAGCTCATTTGACATATTAACCATGAGGGTTGGCAAGATTGTTCAGTGGTACCCAAAGCATGTTAAGATCCTTTTATATAATGATAATACTGGAAAAAAAGAGGAAATTATCATGAGCAAAGGATCTGTGGCTATTATCGAGAACCCATTATATTCTGTAATAAATGAGCCGAATTCAACGATGCAACGATTGATCAGAAAACTCGCCTTGTTGGATTTTGTTGATGAACAAGTTGGAGCAAATAAAATGGATCTGATTATTCAGTTGCCATACACGATTAATACTGAAAAACGTAAGCAGCAAGCTGAAATTAGGAGAAATGACGTCGAGTATCAACTGTCGCGAGGGAAATACGGAATCGCCTACATTGATGGTGCTGAAAAAGTTACTCAGTTAAATCGCCCACTTGAAAACAATTTATTAAAGCAAGTAGAGTACCTAACATCATTGTTATATGGTCAATTAGGAATAACTAAAGAGATTCTGGATGGAACTGCTACCGAACAGACCATGATAAACTATTATAATAGGACTGTGGAACCTATTATAACGGCAATAATTTTGGAATTGAGAAGAAAATTTTTAACCAAAACAGCACGATCCCAAAAGCAATCGATAATCTATATAAGGAATCCGTTTACGTTGACGACCTTGAACAACATAGCTGAGATTGCTGATAAGTTTACTAGGAATGAGATCGCTAGTACTAACGAAATTCGTGGAGTTATTGGCTGGAAACCTTCTTCTGATCCTAGGGCTGATCAGTTGCTTAACAAGAACCTTAACCACCAAGCAGAGGTTCTTGACAATCGTCCTTCGACAGAGGATAATAGTTAGGAGGATTACTAAATAATCAAAATGGACAGAGAAAAATACGATTTTGGAGGATGGGCCACACGGAATAATTTACTTTGTTCTGATGGTCGAACCATTAGGAAAGATGCCTTCAAAGACTGCGATGGTACTACGGTTCCACTTGTCTGGCAGCATAATGGTTTAGAAGGCCCTGAAAATATTTTAGGTCATGCATTACTTCGCAACATGGATGATGGTGTATATTGTTATGGAAAGTTTAATGACACTGAAAATGGCAAGCTTGCTAAAAATTTAGTGGACCATGGTGATATTACATCTTTATCCATATTTGCTAATAGATTAAAGCAGATCGGTAGTGACGTAATACATGGCAGCATTAAAGAAGTTAGCTTGGTTTTATCTGGAGCAAATCCAGGAGCTTATATTGAGACCGTCATGAGCCATTCGGATTCCAGTGAAGAAGATGCTGTACTTTATAATCCAATGGAAGGATTCGATTTCGATACCGATCCTGATGCTGTAGAGCATTCTGATACCAAGCAAGATGATTCTGATGCTAAAGAAGAAGATTCCAGCGATTCGGATAAGAAACTTTTTAATGATGAGTCCTCGGACAACGAGGAAGTTCAGCATGACGATTCGGATGATAGGACCGTCGCTGACATATTTGATACTTTGACCGAAGAGCAAAAGACAGTGGTATTTGCGATTTATTCGGCACTTTTACAACAACAAAAAGAAGAGGAGACTGATATGAAACATAATTGCTTTGATAATGACACCGAACCTATGGAGAATGATGTTTTAACCCATGACGACATCCGTGATATTTTTAAGGATGCTAAGCGTATCGGCTCTTTAAAAGAAGCCGTTTTAGAGCATGGTGATGGCATCGAAGTCACCTACGGTGTTGAGAATATTGACTATTTATTCCCAGATGCGAAGAGTGTTACCAATACCCCAACGTTTATTAAGAGGGATACTGGATGGGTTAGCACTGTTATGAGCGGTGTTCATCATAGCCCATTTTCTAGGATTAAGAGTTTATTTGCTAATATAACCGAAGATGCTGCTAGGGCTAAGGGTTATATTAAGGGTCGCTTTAAGAAGGAAGAGGTGTTCTCTCTCTTAAAGAGGGTTACCACTCCGACCACTGTGTATAAAAAGCAGAAGCTTGATCGTGACGATATCGTTGATATTGTTGACTTTGATAGTGCGGCTTGGATTAAGAGCGAAATGCGCGGTATGCTTGACGAGGAACTCGCCAGGGCGTATATGATTGGTGATGGCCGTCTGCCTTCTGATGACGATCATATTCCCGAGGATCACATCCGTCCTATTTGGACTGATAGCGATCTCTTTACGATACATAGGACTGTACTTAATGGAACAGACGATTCTGAGACGGCTTTGAATTTCATCGACGCCGCTATTCGCTCTCGAAAGTCCTATAAGGGTTCCGGAAATCCCACTCTGTTTACCACTGAGGATATGCTTACTGAGTGCCTGCTTCTTAAGGATGGCGTCGGGCACGATCTGTATGATTCTGTAAGTAAGCTTGCTACCAAACTTAGGGTTAAAGACATCGTTACCGTTCCTGTTATGGAGAATGCCACCCGCGAGGTAACTGTTAATGGATCCAGCAAGCATCTTAAATTATTAGGCATCATTGTCAACCTTAAGGACTATACTGTTGGCGCTGATAAGGGTGGCTCTGTTAATATGTTCGAGGACTTTGACATTGACTTCAATGCTGAAAAGTACTTAATCGAAACTCGTTGCTCTGGCGCTTTAACCGAGCCTTTCTCTGCGATCGCTCTCGAAGCAGAGATTACGAATCAGAACTCCGGTAACTAAGTCATCCCTATTAAATAATCAAAATGGAGGTAAATATTATGAGTGAACCAACCACTATTGAAAAACCGGATTATATTTATCCGACCACCAATACTAAAAACGTTGAAGCTGTTCTTATTGACGCTACTGATACTTCCGATGAAAGGATACTTTCTGTACCGATCGAAGAGATGCATGCATATGCCGTATCTGGCAAATTGAAATTTAAAGTTCCAGACAAGGAAGCTGGATCCTATGCCTTGTATCCTATTAGCTCATGTTCTGAACTCACCATAGTACATGATGAGATAACTGGTGATGACGTACCGTCATTTAAGGTAGGATTCCATAATGGAATTGACGATTCCGATGATAGTTACACGTTTACCGGGTCTAAGTATAGTAAAGATGATACTATTGGTATTGGTACACGTCCAGATCCAGTTCCACGTCCAGGCACTATTAAGAAGGGAACGATGATTACTAAAGAGGAACAAAACGAATCTAATGATTAAGAGGCCATGGTAAAGTAATTATGAAATGGTCTGGAAATATCGGGTACTCAACAACCGAAGAGGATCCTGCTAATTCTGGAATTTATGTTCAAAAGGTGATCGAAAGGCACTATTACGGAGATCTTCTCGAGAATCGTTTTAAGATTCAAGGCTCCAACCAAGTAAATGACGATCACCTTTTTCTGAACAGGTTTAGTATCGTTGCTGATCAGTTCGCCTTGTCAAATTTTCACAGCGCATGCTACATTACTTATAACGGAATAAAATGGAAGATTTCCGGTATTGATGTGCAACCACCGCGGATGGTGATCAGTGTATCAGATGTCTATAATGGAGGGGGTGGCCCATCTGAATAATAAACGATTGGAATTGCATAGGTTATTATGCCAGGTATTAGACCCAACAGGAATAAAAAACAATGTCTATTATCAACCCCCTCAATCTGTTTCTATGAAGTATCCTGCGATAGTGTATCGTCGATCAAAAATTCAAAATAGGCATGCTGATGATATAATTTATTCTACAAAGACAGCCTATGAAGTAACTGTTATAGATTACGATCCAGACTCCCCCATGTTGGAAAGGATGTTTTCTTTACGTTACTGTGATCATGATCGTCATTATGCTATGGATGGATTAAATCATGATGTATTCACATTATATTATTAATTATGGAGGAATTTTACAATGCCTGAAACAACTGGACGTATTAAATGGGACGCTTCTGGTGAGAAAATTTATGAAACTGGTGTCGACCATGGCGTGCTTTATCCAAAAACCTTAACCGGAGATTCTGTCACGGAACTTAATGGCGGCTACAACATCGGCGTTGCTTGGAATGGACTTACTTCTGTTAACGAGAATCCATCTGGAGGAGAAGCGAATCCAATTTGGGCGGACAATATTAAGTATCTCAATCTTGTTTCTAAGGAAGACTTCGGTGGAACCATTGAGGCGTACACTTATCCCGATGAGTTCTCTGTGTGTGATGGCTCTGCGCAGCCTTATCCCGGTCTTTACGTTGGCCAGCAGCGTAGGAAAGAGTTCGGATTCACTTATCGAACCACTCTTGGTAACGATGAGGAGGGTACTGATTATGGTTATAAGCTTCATATAGTATATGGCGCTCTTGCGGCTCCTTCTGGTAAGCAGTACAACACTGTTAATGAATCTCCCGAAGCCATTCAGTTTTCCTGGGAATTCTCTACCACCCCTGTAGATACTGGTGATAAGACCCTTGGATTCACTGCTCAGCTTACACTTGATTCCACCAAGATCGATTCCACTGCACTGCAGACCATCGAAGACATTCTGTATGGAATGGATGCTACCACTGGTGCTAACCCCACTGATGCGGTTGCTCCTAGGCTTCCTATGCCTGCAGAGATACTTGGTATACTCTCAGGAGACTAATAAAAAATTCAAAATAGGAGAACGAGATTATGTTAAAGAAAGTTATAACGTACACTGATTTCAATGGGGTTGAGAGGACCGAGGCGTTCTATTTCAACCTTAGCAAAGCCGAGCTTGCAGAAATGGAGCTCAGCACTGCTGGTGGATATACTGACATGCTTAAAGCAATAATTGACGCAAAAGATACTCCATCTTTGGTAAAGATATTTAAGGATCTTCTGTTAAGGTCCTACGGTATTAAATCTGACGATGGACGTCGATTCATGAAGAGTGAACAAATTTCTACGGAATTTGCGCAAACTGAAGCATACAGTCAATTATTCATGGAACTTGCCAGTGATGATAAGGCCGCTGCCGATTTCGTGAAGGCCGTTCTTCCCGCAGATTTAGCAAAAGGGGTAGCCAAATCGGACATCCCGGTAGTGCAATAAGTACATATTTAGGAGGTTCTGGGAATGCTGAAGATTAATATTTTTGGGAATGATTGCGAGCTTTGGGATGAAAGAACCCAGACGTTTATATATCCTGAAGATAGAGTACTATGTCTGGAGCATTCCCTAATCTCCATTTCGAAGTGGGAATCTAAGTACCATAAGCCATTCCTTGCAAAAAGTAAAAAGACAGACGAAGAAACCATGTATTACATAAAATGCATGGTTCTCGATGATGATTTCGATATCGAGCAGAATCTTTATTTGAATGCTGAAACAATATACAGAATCAATCAGTATATAAATGATCCAATGACAGCCACCTGGTTTAACCAAAAAGATGGAAAAGATAAAAAAAATAAGAAAGCTCCATCTTCTGAACAAATAACAAGTGAATTAATTTATTATTGGATGGTAGCATTAAATATTCCATTCGAATGCGAGAGATGGCATATAAATCGTTTACTCACATTAATCGAAGTATGTAATGTGAAAAATGAGAAACCGAAAAAAATGAGTAAAAAAGAACTATATAGTAGAAATAGTTCTTTGAATGAATTAAGGAGAAGACAAATGAATACCCATGGATAACTATAGAAAGGTGTTTTAGGATGGGTATTGTTGTTAAACAGCGAAACAAAGAGGATCGCGCCGTGAAAGTTTGTATCCGGATGCGCGATAAACTTAGACGAATCGATTTTAATAAGTATGGTCACCGAGGGGTCAATGCCTTAAGTTCTTTTACACCTGTTGATACTGGAAAGACTGCTGGCTCATGGAGCTATAAGATTAATAAAGGTGATGGAAAAGTCACAATAGAATTTTACAATTCGAATATTAATGACTATGTTCCTATTGCCTTGATACTCCAATATGGGCATGCTACCAAAACTGGAGGTTGGGTTGAAGGAACCGATTATATCAACCCAGCAATTCAGTCGGTATTCCAAGATATGGTCGAAGAAATTAAGATGGAGGTAGTGCATGCATGAGCCAGGTGATAGATAAAAAGATTGTCGATATGGAGTTTAACAACTCCAGATTCGAATCTAATGTTAACCATACAATTGGTATTCTTGATAAACTAAAACAGAGTCTGAACTTTAAAGGGCTAGAGAAATCTTTTGATAACATAGAAGAGTCAAGTAAAAACATCAAAATGGGTAATCTAGCCGAGTCAGTTGGTAAAGTTCATGAAAAATTTTCCGCTCTTGAAGTGATGGCCGTCGGTGCCCTCATGAATATCGGAAGCCAAGCGGTGGATGCTGGAACAAAGTTAGTAAAATCGCTGTCGATTGACCAGGTAAGTGCTGGATGGTCTAAATATGCTGAAAAGACTAAAGCTGTTCAGACGATCATGGCTGCGACTAGAAAAGAGTTTACCGATGAAGGTGAACAAATGGAGTATGTCAATGAGCAATTAGATAAGTTAAATTGGTTTACTGACGAAACTTCATATAGCTTCCTTGATATGGTGAACAGCATCGGAAAGTTTACTTCAAATTCTGTAAAATTAGATACCGCTGTAACTGCGATGCAAGGTATATCGACATGGGCTGCAATATCTGGAGCAAATGTCACAGAAGCAGGACGAGCAATGTATAATTTATCCCAGGCATTAGCAACTGGCTCGGTTAAATTAATCGACTGGAAGTCCATTGAAAATGCTAATATGGCTACTGCTGAGTTCAAAGAAAATGTAATTCAGATAGCCGAGGAAATGGGATACTTAAAGAAAATTAGCAAGGACGCATTTGAGACTACTAGTAAAGGTGGCGGAGATTCTGGACTGGAAGTGTCCGTATCTAATTTTAACGAGGCGCTAAGTAAGGGAAAATGGTTCACAAATGATGTGCTATTAAAAGCATTGGATCGATACGGTAAATTTTCTGATAAATTATATGCAGTATCTGAAAAAACTGGGTTAACCGCTACCGAACTTTTACAAGACCTTGACCGATTTAAAAAAGGAACTTTAGATATTGAAACCGTAGCTAAATCTACCGGAGTTTCTACTGAGTATTTATCGAAACAGTTTACTAAGCTTGGTGGTAAATCATATGAACTTGGTAGAAGAGCATTCCAAGCCGCTCAGGAAGCAAAAACTTTTGAGGAAGCTATAGACGCTACTAAGGACGCAGTTTCCACTGGTTGGATGAATACTTTCGAGATCATCTTTGGCAGTTATGATAAAGCTAAAGAGTTATGGACTGACGTCGCTAATAATCTTTGGGATTTATTTGCGTCTGGCGGTGAAAAACGGAATGCTTTATTAAGAACTGCTCTTTATAAAGACGAATGGGATGAATTTTCGAAAACCATAAAGAAAACTAAAAAGCAGTGGAAAGATTTTCCAAAAGCTCAAGCAGAATTAGCTAAAAGCTATAAATTAACAAGAAGTGAACTTGAGGCATTACGAAAAGAAGCAAAGAAAACTGGAAAACCAGTCGAAGAATTGATCGAAAGCTTCGGTAGGTTGTCTGGTAGGGAGTTACTTGTTAAATCTCTTCAAAATGTTTTCGATGCTCTCTTTAGGGCCATAGAAGTTGTAAAAGAAGCATGGTCTGACATATTTCCAGAAATAACAGCCGAGCGTATTTATGATTTCATTGTAAAAATTGAGGAATTTACTGCTAATTTATATCTTACCGATGAAAAAGCAGAAAAAGTTAAGGATACACTTCGAGGCCTATTTGCGGTTTTAGATATTGGAAGGTTTATTTTAGGGTCAATCGTTGGTGTCGTTTCTGAGATCGTTAAAGCTTTATTTGATGTTGAGGATTCAGTCGATTTAGGTCCTAAAATTGGGAGATTCCTTGTAAAATTAAGGGATACTATTAAAAGCTCAAAGACTTTAAAAGAGACTTTATCCGGTATTGTTGACATATTTAAGAAAATAATAAAGTATTTCAGAGATACATTTAATGGCGAAACTAATCTTGGAAAGCTAATTAAGAAAATTATAGATTCTATAAAAGAGTCGATTGATAAATTTAAAGAGTTTAGAAATACATTATCTGAAAAAGGCACAGTACCAAAAAATAGTTTCATAAGTATTATATCATCAGTATTGGGTGGAATTAAAAATGTTATAGAGACTGTTGCGGGAGTTGCTCTCAAAGTATGGCCAACTATACATAACATATTTTCAACAATATTTGATTTTGCAAAAAAGATTGGCGGCGGTGCTTTTTCTGCGATTAGTGACTTTTTTAATCAAATACGAAATAGTGAGGAATTCAAAGCCTTTTCTGAATGGGCTTCAGAGTCGTTGGACAAGGTTTGGAAGTTCATTACGGAGACCATTAGCGGAGAAAATGATGTTGGAAAGACATTAGGCGAAGTATTTGGTACAGTTAAAGAAACCATAAGCTCAATAATCGGCATAGTATCAGAGTTCTTTGACCTGGTATTCCAAAAAGAAGAAGTTCCTCAGGATTCAAAAATTAGTGCTATCTCAGTAATATTTTCTGGAATTAAATCTGCTGCGGAATTCATTGGCAATATTTTGCAAGAAGTATGGCCGACTTTGAAAAGCGTCATCACAAATTTTAGAGATTTCTTAGCAAAAACTACTGATTGGTTAAGCGAAGATGGATTTAAAAATTCAAGGGGCCTTTTGAAAGTTGGTATCTTAGCAGCGGTATTTGTTAAGCTGTCTAAAAGCATTAAGAATATTAAAGAGTTTGGCGAAAATTTAAGTAAGATGTTCAAAAGCATTGGCGGAACCTTTGGAAGCATTAGTAACTATTTTAAGGAACTTAAAAAAAGTGTAAAGTATGAGAATATTAAGAACATTGCAATCGCGATCGGAATATTAATAGCCGCATTCTATTTATTGGCGCAACTAAGTTGGGATCAGTTCCTTGTTGGTTTAACTGCCTTTGGATCTATTCTAGTATTGCTAATTGGATTCATGGCAATCATTAATTCCAAGAAGTTTAATTCGGAAGAAGCGCAAAAAGCAGCCACTGCGGTGTTAACATTATCCGCGGCAATGCTTGTATTTGCCCTAGCATTCAAAATGTTGGCTAAACTAAGCTGGGAAGACTTGGGAAAAGGCGGTGCAGTTCTTGTAGGAACTCTTGGCTCTTTTGTTGCTGCATCAAAATTATTAAATTCTGGTAATGGAGTTAACAGTAAAGACATGGTTCGTCTGGCAGCAGCTATGATAGTTATGTCTGTAGCACTAACGATGCTCATTCCTCCATTAGCGGCATTAGGCGCATTACCATTGCCAATGCTTGCCAAGGGTTTATTAAGCATAATAGTGCTATTGATGTCTGCAGCAGGGGCTATGAAACTAATTAATGGTGTCAATGCGACGGCTATAGCAGCCATATTGGCAGTTTCAGTAGCAGTGGCCACATTAGCAGCATCAATGATGCTATTATCGACAATAAAGACAGATAAATTGATACCAGTGGTCATGGCGTTTATGGTCTTGATCGGAACAATGACACTCATGATCATGGCATTACGTTCTGAGTCAGTAGAATCTGCCATAGCCGGGGCCGCGTTGTTATTATTAGCATCTGCTATATTAACATTGTCCAAAGCATTTGTTGTGTTTTCATTGCTTAGTTGGGAAAACATAGCCAAAGGATTTGTTGCTATTGCTGGATTTATGGTTGTGGCTTTTGCTGCTTCTAAAATACTTGGACCTCTTGCTGGAGGAATTATCGCCTTGTCAGCATCATTAAGCGCCCTTGGAAAATCGTTATTGGTCATAGGAGCTGGTATAGCAGTTATAGGACTAGGGTTGTCTTTACTTGGAGCTGGAATATTAGCAGTTGCCAATGCAGTATCATTAGGATCCACCGCGTTAGCGGCAGCAGTAGCTGCTGTTTTAGGATTTATTGAAGCAATGGCGACTGGACTACTGGCTATATTACCGACGATAGTGAAACTGGTTGTTAGATTTGTTACATTAACTATTAATGATTTAATCGATGAACTTGGTGAACTTATTCCGAGGATAGTCGAGTTTGCAATGACATTGATAATTGATGTGCTTGAGTCATTATCAGAGCATCTTCCTAGGATAGTAGAGCTTTTAATGGATTTGTTAATTAAATTAATCCATGGATTGGCCGAAAAGATTCCAGAATTAGTAACTGAACTAGTCAATTTATTTGTAAGTACTCTAACTGCATTCACAGATGCTCTTAGTCAAATAGATCCACAGGTCTTAACTGAGGGCCTTCTTGCTATCGGAGTTATTTCAGCCATAATGGTAGCAATGGCCGGTTTGGCTGTTCTCGCTCCAGCAGCAATGCTTGGCATAGTGGCATTTGGCGCATTAGTTCTAGAGTTAGCTGGCGTTCTTGCTGCACTGTCATTGGTATTTAAGAATGAAGATTTTGTTGCCACTGTTAAAACGACAATGAATGCTCTTGGAGAGATAATAGGAGCATTTATAGGAGGATTAGCAGAGGGGATTGCAGAAAGTCTTCCTCCAATTGCAGATACTCTATCTGATTTTATTGTGAGATTACAGCCGTTTATTGATGGCGTAAAAGGATTAGATAGTGATTTTCTTGATAAAGCATTAATGATCCCAAAAATACTCCTTGCCATACTAGGTACCGAGATAATAGAGGGGTTAACCAATTGGCTTTTAGGAAGTAACAGTGATGCAATTGGTAAATTCTGTGATAATATTGTACAGGTCGGTCAGGCTATTAGAGATTTTTCAATAACTGTTTCTGGACTTGACAGAGATGCCGTTATATCGGCTGCTAGTGCTGCTGAAGCTTTAAATGAATTTGTTAAGCATAGTCCTAAATATGGTGGACTTGTAGCAGTATTAGAAGGTGAAAATGATCTTGTTGCCTTTGCGGTCGGTATTGCTTCGATCGGAGCAGCAATTAAGGATTTCTACGAGCAGGTTCGGACAGTTAATCCAAAGGTTGTAATGCTATCTGCTGCTGCTGCTCAAAGCCTTACTGTATTTGCAGACAATGTCCCCAAACATGGAGGACTTAAAGCCATATTTGAAGGCGATAATAGTCTTGTTACGTTTGCTATCGGGATGATTTCTACGGGCATAGCTATTAAAGATTACTATGAGCAAGTTAAAGATATTAATCCAAATGTAGTGGCTAAATCTGCAATAGCAGCAAATGCAATAGCTAAATTTGCAGATAATATTCCGAACTCTGGCGGTTTAAAATCATGGTTTGAAGGCGATAATAGTGTCTCAGCATTTGCTTCACAACTCCCTGGATTTGGCGCATCAATGGCTAAATATTCAGCCTCTATAACTGAAAATGGTGGAATCGATACCGAGGCTATGGAGAACTCATCAGTAGCAGCTTCTGCAATAGTAGAGGTGGCTAAAAAGATTAAAAAGGATGAGCTTGGCGATTTAGACTTTTGGACTGGTAAGACTCAGTTTACAGTATTTGGACAATCTCTTGCCGGGTTTGCAGAAGGTTTGGTAGCCTATTCTAGTGCAGTTTCTGGAGAAAATAAGATAGCGGTCATGCCGATAATCACCTCTGCGATTGCTGCTGGTGCATTGGCTACGGTTGCTAATACTATAACGAGCAATGAGCTTGGTAAAGGAGATTTTTGGACTGGTAAGACTCAGTTTACAGTATTTGGACAATCTCTTTCTGGGTTTGCAGATAGTTTAAAAGACTATTCTTCAAAAGTTTCTGGTGATCAGCTTGACATTTCTGCTATTAAAGAATCTGCTGGAGCAGCTGCATCCATAGTAGATGTATGCAAAATCATTACGGGCAATGATTTAGGTTCTCATGACATTTTTAATAATACGCAAATGGACTTTTTTGGTAAGTCGTTAAGTTCTTTGGGAACTGGGATCAAGGCATACAGTGATGCTGTAAAAGGGATAGAGGTCGATGACGAAAAGATTGGCCTTAGTTTGCGCATAGTGTCTTCTATTGGAGAGGTCTTCGCTAACAGAAAATTAGGAAAAATATCATTTACTGACTTGCGTACTAATGAATCTAGATTCGCCGGTGTTCTCCCTAAAATAGCATCGGGTATTAAAGGATATTGTGATAATCTAAAGGGTATAGAAATAAGTCCGGCTGTGGTTTCATATTCGGTTATGACCGCTAAGCAAATCGCCGGGTTATATGAATATATTCCTAAATTAGGCGGAATAGCTGCATTAATTGAAGGTGATGAAAGCCTAGATCGATTCGGCGCATCCTTACAGTCATTGGCGACTGGCGTATATGTGTATTGCTCTAGTATTAATGCTATGCCCTATGAACCTGAAAAGGTAACTTCATCTATACAATGGCTTAAAGATCTTTCAGCATTATATGACTATATACCAAAATTTAAAGGTATAGTTTCATGGTTCGAAGGCGACGAGGATCTCACAGCATTTGCAAATTCTTTATCCTCCCTTGCTGATGGATTCACAGCATATGCAAAAATAGTTTCGTCGATCGGCTGGGATACTGCAAAGATCGATCAGTCAATAACCACAGCTAGAAATCTTTCTGATTTATTAACCGACCTATCTGAATATGTTGAATATAGCACTGTAGGATTCTTTAGTGATACGCTCTTGTCTTTTGGTGATAATCTAATTGCTTATAAGGATAAAGTTGCAAGTTTGATTTCCAATGTTGGCTATGATCCAATTCACAAAAGCATTGCTGATGTTCGAGCGATACTTACATTGTTCAATGATCTAAAAGCATTGGATGGAACTTGCGCTGATAATTTCTTATCTGCATTAAATAAATTAGGAAATAGTAGCGTAACTGAGTTTACAAAAGCATTTACAGATGGACATTCTTCTATAAAAACTTCTGCTGAAGAATTAGTGAAAGTTGCTGAAAATGCAATTAGGGATAAAGTTTCTAAAATGTATGATGCTGGTAAAGCGGCCGCTAGAGGATTCTCGAATGGATTATCTAGTATTTCTTCTCAAGCATTAGCAGCTAATGCTGGCAGGATAATAGGTCAAGTAGCATTGGATGCCCTTAAGAAAGCATTGAAAATCAATTCTCCGTCCAAAGAATTTGAGTATACCGGAGAGGATTGCCCAGAAGGATTCTATAATGGTGCTATTAAGGGATTAAAGTATAGTAGAATGGCTGGCGAAAAGATTGGTAAGGAAGCGCTTTCTAGTACTAGCAAAGCTCTTTCTCAGATTTCAGAGATCCTGGACACTAATATTAACACAGATCCTGTAATACGTCCCGTTATAGATTTAGATGGAATACGAAAGGGATCTTTGGAAATAGATTCTATGTTTAGTTCCAATAGAGCACTATCTATTTCGGCCAGAATGGCTAATAATGACGAGCAAGCGCCGTTTGGCTCTAGAAGCATGCCTCCAGTAACACAGATGACATTTAATCAATACAATAACTCGCCTAAAGCGTTAACGCCTATTGAAATTTATAGGCAGACCAAGAACCAGTTTGCTTCATTGCAAAGGAGGACTAATACATATTATGATCCGAGCACTAGAAGTGATTAATCCATCTGGGGAACGGTTAATGATTGAATTGGCTAGGCCCGAGAAATCGGGCTTCGCCGTTCGATCGATTGAAGGATTGGGACCAGTTAAGGCTAACATTGTTACTACTGATTTAGCCAATAATGACGGCGCGGTATTTAATTCTGCTCGGTTATCGTATAGGAATATCATTTTGGATCTTGGATTTTATGAGGTATACGATGATATTGTTGACGATGATCCGGTAGTTTCGAGTGGCGGGTGGACTATTGGTAGACGATCCTTTGATACTAGCCGGAACTCTAATGGACGAAATAATTTAGTCAGACAGGAATTAAGTTTAGATATAGAAGATATAAGGCAGAGATCATACTTATATTTTCCAATAAAAAAAGACATTACCTTAATATTTTATACTAGCAATAGGACTGTATATATTAAAGGATACGTAGAATCTAATGAACCGTCCATTTTTAGTTATGAAGAAGGCACCAGCATATCGATAGTATGCCCATACCCGTATTTTAGAGAACTAAGTAACGATCAAGTTATAAACTTCTCGCAGGTTGATCCATTATTTAAATTCGCGTTTTCTTCAACTGCTCAGCCTCAGCTTAACATGAGTCAGGTTAGTACAATTGTAGAACAAGACATATTTTATGATGGTGAGATTAAAACAGGAGTTGTCATCGACATATTTTTAAGCGGACGGATTGGCGATTTAACGATTTATAATGCATCCCTGGCACAGACATTCGCACTCAATGCTTCAAAAATTGAAAGCATTATTGGAGGGCAGATATCAGCCGGGGATAGAATTGTAATAAGTTCGATCGAGAGAGATAAATTTATTACATATTTTAAAGGCGTTGATGAGTATAATATTCTCGGTGCTAAAGCAAAAAATTCTACTTGGTTGGGGTTAGATCACGGCGATAACGTCTATACATATTCTGTATCTTCCGGAGACGAATATGTATCTTTTCAGGTATCGTATCCAGTGTTATATGAGGGAATCTAATGACTAATAGTATTACTTTTTTAGATAAGTTTTTAGAGCCCAAGCTTGAGATTGATTCGTTCAAATCATTGATATGGACTGAACGATACAATACGAACGGGGATTTCGAAATCTACATTCCAATTGATGGATCTAGAGTTTCAAATTCGTTGCTGACGATTGATTCGGATGGAAAAAATTCTTGGACAAATGGATATGCGTCTATACCAGAATCTAAAAATTTAATGTTTTTAGAGCAATTCCGAATTAATAATGATAAAGATTCTGGCGAAGTTCTTATTGTTACAGGAAGATCATTGGAATCAATTCTTATGAGGAGAATTGTATGGGGGTTAAAAGTTATTAATGGAAATCTCCAAAAAGGAGTACAAAAGTTATTAACAGAAAACATTATAGATCCTTCTGATTCTGATCGAAGAATACCAAATTTTAAATTTATAATGAGTGACGATCCTCAAATTACGAGTTTAAAATTAAGGGCCCAATATACTGGGGATAATCTATATGATGTAATAAGCGGAATATGTAAGGATAACGAGCTCGGTTTCAAAATAGAAGTCAATGACGATAATGAATTCGAGTTCTCATTATACAAAGGAACTGACAGGTCATACTCGCAGGAAGCCAACGCTTATGTTATATTTTCCAAGTCGTCAGAGAATTTATTAAGTAGTGAATATTTGGAGTCTAACGCTTTTACGAAGAATGTTGCCTTAATTGGAGGCGAAGGAGAAGGAAAAGATCGTCGATACGCAAGCGTCGGATCTGGATCTGGGCTTGATAGACGAGAAATATTTACTGATGCAAGAGACATATCTTCTAATTACGGAGATTTTGTACTATTAACCTCAATGCCAAGTGATTGGTCGGAAAACTGGACCAATTATTATATTAATACAGGCACCCAAGATAATCCTGAATATGAGCAAGTTCCCGATCCAAGTGCTCCAACATGGGTAGAAAATACATATTACGAATTTGATGAAGATGCTCAAATGGATGACGCCGAGTATAATAAATTACTTAGACAGCGAGGCCAAAAAGATTTAGATGAAAATAAAGATATTCAGGCTTTTAATGGCGAAATAGATCCATTTTCATTATACATATTTGGTACCGATTTTTTCATGGGAGATATTGTAGAGGTTGAAGACGAATACGGGCATCATTCGAGAACTAGAGTTTCTGAAATTGTTAGATCTATAGATGGTAATGGGTTCTCCGTTTATCCAACATTTTCATTATTAGAGGAGGATGCAAATGTCAATTACTAGTGGTTTTTTTAATTCAATAAATGAAGATAGATTGTATAATGCGGATGAAATGTCTGGTTTATTCGAAGGATTGATATCGGATGGTGTATTCCAAAACATTGGCTCTGCATTTTCTGTTCGTTTAGAATCTGGTACTAGGAACGTTAGAGTTGCCCCTGGAAGAGCGTGGATAAAAGGAAGATGGCTATACAATAGTTCTGTTTATTCCGTAGCAATTCCGAATGCGCCGATATCTCCGAATCAATCACGAATCGACGCTGTAGCATTAAAGATCGATACCTCTACTGCGGTTAGGGGAGGAGATATTGTAGTTATTCAGGGAACAGCTTCTGCAAATCCACCAAAGCCCAATTTACTGCCCTCAACTTCTATCGGATATTTGCCAATAGCATATATTACGAGCAAAGGTGGAACATCATCTATAGGAATAGATGATGTTGAGTTTGTTGTTGGTACTAGCGAGTGTCCATTTATCATTGCGCCAACTGTAAAGCTTGATCTTAACGACTATTTAGCTTTATGGAAAGACAAGTTCCAAGAATGGATGGAAGATCTTGTTGACATGCTGGATGGAAATCAGGCCGCGCAATTGGCTGCTAGGATACTTGATCTTGAAAACCGAATCACCCCAGTAGATCATGGTGGAAGTGGGGCGAATAATAAAGCAGATGCTAAAGATAATTTGGGTATTAAATATGGAACTTCGAGCCCATCATCAATTGTCGATAGTCTTGATGTTGGTGATATCTATATACATATTGTCGACTAAGAGGTGGAACTAGTTGGAAAGGGCAATTCTAATAGATTTTTATTATGCTCGTTTGGTGTATAATAAAAACGGTGGAACGGGAAGTGTTCCTGAGACACAGCAAGCTGCATTTGACCATGAATTTGCAGCAAATACTTTCACAATAGGTACTACGAAGCCAACGCCTCCATCCGGGAAAAAGTTTGATGGGTGGTCCACGAATAAGAATGCCTTGAACGCAGATTACAGCAATCCTGCAAAGAGCTATACTGAAAAAACGATTGCAGTTAGAGGAGGAGACCACGAAACTCCAATTAATACTGTAACTTTGTATGCCATATATTTAAATACCACTCAATATACGGCGATTTTAAAGTATAGCCCAAACGGTGGTGATTCAGGGTCTGCTCCAGCGCATCATACATCATCTAGTAATTCTCCGGGGCAGTCTGTAACGTTTACAATAAAAAGTGGGACTCCTACAAGAACCGGATATACTTTTAAAGGCTGGTCTAAATCTAAAACAGCAACTACGGCATCATATGTTGCTGGGGATACTTATACCATGAAAACCGGAACAGCATCCGATCCTGAAAATACGGACTGGCTATATGCTGTTTGGAAAAAAAAGACGTACACGGTAACTTATAAGCCAGGATCGCATAGCTCTGGGTCTGATTATACAGACACCAAAACGTATGGAGAGACCCTGCAATTAAGGGGATCTACTTATACTAGATCAGGATATACCCAGGATGGTTGGAGTACTACTGATGGAGGATCAAAAGCATATGATTTAAAAGGATCATACACCTCAAATGCATCGATCACCTTATATCCGCATTGGTCTACAAGCAATTATACGATAACCTATAAAAAGGGAACTTACGGTGCTGGATCAGATCAGACTCAAACTAAACCGAGTGGATCTTCGGTAATATTATATAATGCTGGATATTTTACTAGATCTGGGTATACTCAAACTGGATGGAGTACTAAATCTAATGGGTCAACAAATGATTATGCCTTGGGTGCAACCTATTCTACAAATGCTAGCATTACATTATATCCGTATTGGTCAGCCCAAGCGTATACGATAACTTATAATGCAAACGGTGGATCTGGCAATGATTATACCCAAAACGTTGCATTTGGAGAGGTGTGGCATACATATTCTGGATCTGGTTTCTCAAAGCCTGGATATCGATTGATTGGATATGCATTGTCTCCAACTGGAGGTGTGACATATTCTTTAGATAGAGATCAGCCTGCCTGGTGGAGAACATATAACTTAACAGTATACTGTGTATGGGAAGTCCAGAGTATAGTCCATGTAAAAGTTGGCGATGCGATTAAAACTGGAGTTGTGTATGTTAAAACCGATTCTGGTATGAAGCTTGGGATTGTTTATGTCAAAGGAAACGATGGAAACATGCACCAAAATACTTAGCGAGGAGATGCGTTTATGGATTCTGTACTAGAGGTTGTTTTATCGGTTGTTTTATCGGTTATCGCATCATCCGGTTTTTGGGCGTGGTTAACGTCTAGATTAAACAAAAAAGATGCGAAATCAGAATTACTAATGGGATTAGCTCATGACCGAATAGTTACATTAGGGATGACCTATATAGAACGCGGATGGATCACAAAAGATGAATATGAAAATCTTCATAATTATTTATACGCCCCATATTTAAAAAATGGTGGACAGGAAGATGGATCTGCAAAGAGGATCATGGACAGTGTGTGTCTGCTTCCAATTCATGGCGTGGCTTGTTCTGTTGTAGATTTTAAAGCAACGTAAAATTTTTGTAGGGGTGGTATTATGCATGCCATCCCTACATCCCCTCTTATTTTTTCGCGTAAAAAACATATTCCTTTATGAAACCATAAAGGAGGTATGTATTATGGCTATTATTAGTTGTGTTGGAATATGTATACTTATTGGTTCTGGGCTTCTGAAAATGGTCGAGAAAACTGATGAATATGCAAAGAAACATAAGAGTAAGCATAATAAATAAGGTGGTTGTAAAAAGAATTGAGCTGAAGATTAACAAAACATCTCAGCTTAGTTCTTTTTATCATCGCGAAAAAAACATACTCCTTTATGAAACTAACTGAAAGGAGTGTTAGCTATATGGGTATCGTAATCTATATATCCCTGTGCATCCTGATCGGATCGCTGGTACTTAAAGTAGCGGCTAAGACGATAGGGTCGGTTATAAAGATGTTCGATAAGAAGGGCGAATAATTTCCTAGAAGAGAATGACAATAATAGATTGGGTACGCAATACCTGATCTATTATTTTTTCGCATAAAAAACATGCTCTAATACGGATTAACTGAAAGGAGGACAGTTATGAAGAAGAAACTTAAAATGACAGAAAGGGATCGAATTGACGATTTAATCCGTGAGGAATTGAGAGATCTTCAATACGACGGTACCCTTTCCGACGCGGACAAGTTAAAGATACTTGAACGAGTTGAAAAGCTTTCTGAAATAAGGGGCAAGTCGAACCGAAAAGAAAAAGTCGTAGATACGATTTTTAAGATCGGTGGGCTTATCCTTCAGGCGGCTGCACTCGGAGTAACTATGTACGAAGTCAATCGGAAAGTGGTAATGTATTATGACGGCTTGAATTTCGAAAAGACGGGTTACGTCAGCTCTCCTCATGTCAAACCGCTTCTTAATGACATACCTAAATTTCCCAAGTAACCAAATAAAGGGCTTGTGTGTGTTTATACATGCAGGCTCTTTATTTTTATTTAAAGAAAGGAGAACTTTATGAACAGAGAAAAGGTTAAGGAGGTCCTTGGCTCCATATCGGAAGTCATGGATGAGGCGTGGATCTGGATAAAGCATAATAAGGTAAAAGCATGCGTCCTTTTTATGTTAACCGGGTCTGTGATCAATAATGTCAAAGACATCGGTTGGGCAATGCTTCATGTTCCTAAGAAATAAGTCTAGTGTTTTAAGAACAGTAATTATTTCTTTAGGAACATTGGCAACTGCAATTCATGCGTCTATAATTACATTTAGGCATCATGATGACTTGAAGGAGGCGATGATACTCGATCGGCCAAATCGTATAAAGAAAATTATTAAAATTTATGCTCCAGCTTTATTAACATTTGGGTTATCAACCGCAATAAATTTTGTTGTCGTTAAAAACTCAGACAAGAAGTTGGATGATGAAGAAGACGATCAACTGCTATTTTACGATGACCTCTCACATGAATACATAACATGTTCAGAGGAAACCATGAATGCAGCTCTAAAAAAAATCCACACGGATTTTTTCGAAAAAGGTTCGTACTCCCTGTATGATTTTTATTCCTATATAGGGTATGTGCCTAGCAAGCCAGTGACCAATAAATTTTGGATCAATCCAAATTTTACAGAATATGCAGGATACAGTCAGCCTACATATTTTCCTTGCCAGGTCGATGACATGACTGTTTATTTAATGACTTTTCCAGACAATTTTAAGGAGGATATTACAAATGGAACCCATCAATCTTAATCAGAATAGCCAGGCGGAGATTCTTAAGAACACCGACGATACCCTTACGGTTAGCCTTCCAGATTTCAATGGAAATCCCATCGCTTATGCTACGAATGATCCAACCAAGCTTGCAAATCGTGGGCAGACTGTTGTTGAACTTGAGTCGACTCATGATATCGTCAACATAAATCTTGAGCACTATAATAAGGAACTCACGAAAAACATTCAGAAATATGTTAAGCGTGAATGCGCCAAAACCTATTGCGAGGCAGTAGGTACTATGCTCGGGGCTATAGTTGCCGGAGTAGTTACGATGTGGATTTGCAGCGCGATTGACAATCATAAAGCTAAAAAAGAAGAAAAGCTTCGTAGGATGGTTCGTGAGCTCATGAACGAGCGCGAGAGCGATATATAATAAAATTGGAGGTATTTAAGTATGAAGAATGGATTTGGATTCATAAATATGATACTGACAGTCACCATTGGGGCATTAACGTTAGTATCAAATTTCGTCGACAAAAAGAACACTGAACACATAATTCAGGAACAGGTTGAAAAAGCAGTAGCCAAGAGGTTCAACACTTAATTAGAGGTATGCGTGGATGAGCTTAGTTTAATTCGGGCTATAATCCTAAGATACCAAGAAGAGAATCTATTTCCTCCAAAAAAGAATTGGCCGGATCTCGAAAAACACAAACGATGTACTGAGCGAGCAGCGGTTAGTTTGATTTTGGAGGAAATAGAATCTTCTGAAGGATCAGATGTTAAACATGTTCTCTTTCTTTTTCACGAGAAGATGGACTCGTTATACGAAGAAAATTATGATCGGCCATTCGCCGACATATTCATTATCGGTCGAGAATTAGCAAAGGAACTGTATCTATTGTTTTGTTAGAGGAGACTATATGAAAAAAACGAAATTGTCATTTTTACAACTTTTTAAACGCAATATTTCCGCATATTCGCCAGAGATTATGATCGGATTTGGCATAGCCGGATTTATAGCAACTGCTATTATATCTGCAAAATCTGCAATTTCGACTAATACTAAAATAAATAAGGCCAAAGAAGTAATCGCCCAGGAGAATGGTATAGATCCAGACACAATACCAAATAAAGAATTCTCTAAAGATATAATAAAAGGTTATGCCGCACCTGTTATCTTAGGAGCATTATCTACCGGGTTGATTATAGGAGGAACTTCTATAAAATTTAAACGGAATTCTGCTTTGGCGGCTGCGTTGGTTGTTGCTGAAACGGCAGCTAAAGATTATCATGAAAAGGTAATCGAGTTGCTAGGAGAAAAAAAAGAAGAGGCGATTAGAAAAAGTATAATTGAAGATAAGATATCTTCTGATAATCGCCCAATGGGAACTAGAAATGTCATAATCACTCCAAATGGTGATATGAGATGCTACGATTGCATGTCCGATCGATACTTTAGCTCAGATATTGAGAGAATCAAACGATCCGTGAATGAATTGAACAGACGTATGCTGGACGATATGTATCTGTCTCTAAATGAATTCTATGATGAACTCGGCCTCCCCGAGACATCAATCGGAAATTTATTGGGGTGGAATATTAATCATGGATACATCGATATCGAATATAGCTCACATTTATCCCCAGATGGAGTCCCATGTTTGGCTATAAATTGCTCAGCATATTCGCAACCAAGGCCAGATTTCATGGATATATAGTTCGCGAAAAAAACACATTATATTATGAAAACTATTATCCATAAAGGAGGTAAAAACAATGGATAACTATGGAATGGACAACGTGGAAGAGGTCATGGGCACCACCCAGATCGATGCTTCGAATGAAGTCAATGACATGATTAATGTCTCTAATGACATCGTTGAAGTGGCGAATTCGAATGTTCCCGAAAAGAAGACGCTTTCGGCAAACACCAAGGGGTTTATGTACGGAGTGGCTACGGCAGCGGCCGCAGGTATTCTCGTAAACACCACCATGGAGTATGTCATTCGTCCGGTATTCGGGTTCATTTCGAAGAAGCTGAACGATGCGCATCAGAGCATCAAGCAGAAGAGGCTTATGAAGAAGATCGACGAGGAGGAGGCTAGGGCCAAGTCCGAGATGTTCCAGGTACATGAAGTGAAGTAACTCTGTGAGATAATGGACAATGAAAAGGGTTTGCGCTAACAACGCAGACTCTTTTTTTTTTCGAAAGGCGTATTATGAGTAAAGAACTACATACATGGGAATACAGAGGACCAGTCTATGTATTCGACATATTAGTCATGCCGAATGTCGTATATCAGACAAGAGCCGTTAGTTTGCAGAAAGCAAAAGCCAATATAAGTTATCAGATTAAGATGACTCTTAGAAGAACTGTTAATAGCAAGGTGACACTTCCTGGGGTATTCACAAAAGTAGATACTGCGCCAAATAAAAAGCAACTATCAGAGCAATTAAGGATGGACATTTAATATGGAAAGTAAACTTCCTGGTAATTCATACCAAACTAAAACTGCGAATAATCGTGCAACAATGGAGGATCCTAATCGCAAAGTAAATAAAAAGGTGGTATCTGGACCAGTTAAGAAAAAAAAGAATAAGTTTATGTCATCGGTTATTTCTGAAGATGCCGGAAAGGTAAAAAGTTATGTTCTTTTAGATGTTTTAATACCGGCATTAAAGAAAACTTTGTATGATATTATAACCTCTACTATAGAGATTGTTCTATACGGAGAAACGAAAGGAGGCTCCAGATCAAATCAGTCCAAAATTTCCTATGCTAGTTATTATGGCGGCAACGTGGCTAAAAAATATGATGATCGTCCAGCGAGATCAGTATATGATTACGATGGATATATCATACCTACTAGAGCAGAAGCCGAAGAAACTCTTAGGAGTTTAGAAGAACTCATAGATGCATACGGGATGGCTAGCGTCGCTGATTACTACGAATGCATCGGCGTAAGTGGGAATTTTACTGATAATAAATACGGATGGAAAGATTTACGGGCTGCAAAAGTAATCCGTGGATACGACGGATACTATATTCAATTCCCCAGGGTTGAACCATTAAATTAAGGAGATAACAATGAGCATAAAAAATATATTCTCAAAAATTAAATTCTTTATGAAAGCCAATTCGCCAGACATATTGCTTGGGGTTGGTATCGCAGGTACAGTAGCTGGCACAATAATAGCATGTATTGCCACTAGCAAAGTACCAGAAAAAAAGAAGGAATTCGAATCCAGAGTCGAAGACATTCATGAGTCAGTAAACGAAAAGGAAATTGTTCCTGACAATGAACTTAAAAAAGCTTTGACTAAAGAATACGTTAGGTTCGGATTTGATTTGGTAAAATTATATGCACCAGCAGTTATTATCGAGGGTTTGTCAATTTATAGCATCTTTGGCTCAAGTAGAATACTTAAGAAGAGATCTGCTATTGCCATGGCCGCATATGCCACTTTAAAACGATCTTATGATGAATACAGAAAAAGGGTTGCTGATAAGTTTGGCGAAGATGCTGAAAAAGAAATCCGATACTCAATTGAAAAGGACGATTCTGTTGTTGATGAGAACGGAGAACCAGTAAAAGTCGTAGATAAAAAAGATCTATATACGCATAGCCCATATGCAATGATATTTGACGAAACAAACCAAGCTTGGGTTAAAGACCCAACGGGAAGAAAATTCTTCTTACTTTCTGTTCAAAATCAATTAAACAATCAGCTTCAAGCGAACGGATATCTGTTCTTGAACGACGTATATAAGGCTCTTGGGTTCCCTGAAACAAAGGCTGGACAAATAGTAGGATGGCTATATAGGCCAGATGATCCGACATATCATGGTGACGGATTCGTTGATTTCGGTATGTATACTGGTGCTAGTCAGCTCAAACGAGACTTCATCAATGGGTATGAGCCAGCTATAATCTTGGACTTTAACGTAGATGGAGACATTTTGAACCTTACAAATACGCTAAGGGATACTAAAACCATAATAAGCAAATATATGCCCGACTATAATAAATAATTGTATTGGAGATACACCTATGAGTATTAAGCAAGTAGCTATATTTTGTTCTGGAGTCATTATTGGAGGATTTAGTACATATTTTATAACTAAAAACAAAATAAAGCAAAAGTATGCAGATTTGGCAGATGAAGAAATAAACTCGGTCATCAATTTTTACAATGAAAAAATAGTTGAGTTTAATGGCAATGTGAGTGATGCTCAGGACGCAGAGATACCAGTTGAGAACGAGATGCCTAAAATGAATAGCCTCATCCAAAAGGAAAGGTATATTCAAGGGTCTGATGAATTATATTCAGATTTAAAAACCGATAATACAGTGGGGTACCCATATTTAATTGAGCCGGATGATTTTGGAGATATGGATGGATATTCCGTTGTCTCAATGTCATACTATAATAATGGCATACTGGTTGAAGATATGACTCAAGTACGGGCGGATATCGAAGAAACCATCGGAACCGAATCATTGAAGCATTTCGGTGATCCATCCTATGGATACGAAGAAGGTATAATATATGTTCGAAATGAGCGTTTTAAAACTGACTTTGAGGTCACTATAGTTGCTGACGATTTTCAAGGCTAATCTGTATAGATTGGAGGAATAATTGCCACATGATTTAAATGATGAATATTTAGATTGGATATTCTCGCTTATAGGAACCACTTATAATGGAAAATCCTATGTAAAATTGTTAGAATATTTACATGATTGCGAGTTTATCTGCCTTTGGGAGTTTGATGACAGTAGGGCAGCGGACGGTATCGAGTTTCGGTATCGATTTGGATATGAAAACAATTATTCCAGAATTGATATTTCAACTTACCTTGATACACGTCCCTGCTCTATTTTAGAAATGATGGCGGCATTAGCTTTCAGATGTGAGGAATCTATAATGTCAAACCCGAAATACGGAGATAGAACTAGCTTTTGGTTTTGGGGTATGATTTCTAGTTTAGGGTTACTTAGTATGGATGATCGTAATCTTGATAAACAATTTGTAGACAATGCAATTCATACGATGATCCATCATAATTACAAAAAAAATGGTCGTGGCGGACTTTTTACTGTCCATGATCCAAGAATTGACATGAGACGATTAAATATTTGGTATCAATTAAATGCTTATCTAAATGAGCTGGATGATTAAACGATTTTAGGAGGAGTGATCATATGGATTTTCTAATGATTGCTACTAGGGTTCGAAAAGGAATCGTTGAAATTTATCCAAAGTTTATTGTTGGAACTAAAAAGATTACTGATTTAATGATACGAGGCGGAGATTTTTACGCCGTTTGGGTAGATGAAAAAAAGCTTTGGTCGACTGATGAACAAGACGCAATCGATTTAATAGATAAAGAACTTGATGACTACTATAAAAAGAATGCGTCTAAATATGATGGTCCTGTGAGAGTTTTACACATGTGGGACTCTGAATCTGGCATGATTGACTTGTGGCATAAATACTGCCAAAAACAAATGCGAGATATGTTCGTCACCCTTGATGAAAAACTTATATTTTCAAATACTGAAACGACAAAGAAAGACTACGCTTCAAAACGATTGAATTACCCATTAGAAGAAGGATCGTATGAGTCATATGACACATTAATGTCCACGTTATATTCAGAATCTGAACGTAAAAAAATAGAATGGGCTATTGGTTCAGTGGTTAACGGAGACTCAAAAACGATCCAAAAGTTTTTAGTTCTTTATGGCGCTGCTGGAACCGGAAAATCCACCGTCCTGAATATTATTCAATGGCTTTTCGATGGATATTATTCGGTGTTTGATGCTAAAGCATTGGGTTCTAGCAATAATTCATTCGCATTAGAATCATTTAAATCTAATCCGCTTGTTGCAATACAACATGACGGTGATTTATCGAAAATAGAGGATAACACACGGCTCAACAGTTTGGTATCCCACGAGATGATGACTGTAAACGAAAAGTTTAAATCGACATATTCCAATCGGTTTAAGTGCTTTTTATTTATGGGAACTAATAAGCCTGTTAAAATAACGGATGCAAAGTCCGGATTAATTCGAAGGCTTATAGACGTATCTCCAACAGGAAACAAAGTTAGCGCATCTGATTATAAAAAGTTAATGAATCACATACCATTTGAATTGGGTGCTATAGCTTATCATTGTAAAGAAGTATATGAAGAGGATCCTGATTTTTATAATGATTATATTCCGACTGAAATGATAGGGGCTTCTAACGATTTCTATAATTATATAGCGACATATTTCTTTACTTTCAAAGACCAAAATGAAACGACATTGAAAGCTGCTTGGGAAATGTACAAGACATATTGTGATGATGCTAGAGTGCCATATCCTTTAAGTCAACGTGCATTCAAAGAGGAATTAAAGAATTATTTCGATATTTATTCTGAACGAGGGCAGCTTGAAAATGGAACTCGAGTCAGAAGTTATTATTATGGATTTAAAACAGATAAATTTACCGGAGAGGATAATAATGTAGTAACTATACCGGAAAATGGGATTGTGTTCAAAGAACAGCATTCATATTTTGATGACTTTTGTAAAGAGTGCAAAGCTCAATATGGATCTGAAGCTGGGACTCCGATTAAAAAATGGGAATCTGTAAAGACTCAATTATCGGATATTGACACATCACGGCTTCACTATGTAGCGCTACCAGAAAATCATATTGTTATAGATTTTGACATCCCAGGACCCGACGGAGAAAAATCATTCGAAGAGAATTTAAAAGCGGCGAATAAGTGGCCGCCGACATATTCTGAACTCAGTAAAAGCGGGGCTGGAATACATCTTCATTATATATATGATGGTGACGTATCTAAACTAAGCAGAGTCTTTGATGATCACATTGAAGTTAAGATATTTACTGGGAATAGTTCTTTAAGAAGGAAGTTAACAAAATGCAACGATTTACCAATAAAAACCATTAATTCTGGTCTCCCTTTAAAGGAGGAACACATGGCCGTAAGTTTTGAAGGAATTAAAAATGAAAAAGCTTTACGAACTATTATCAAACGACACCTAAATAAAGAATACGTTCCAAATACTACGCCAAGCATAAATCTAATAAGCAAGACACTGAACGAGGCTTATGCTTCTGGTATGAAGTATGATTTATCGGATATGAGAAATGATGTATTAGCATTTGCAATGAATAGCACACATCAGGCATCTGCATGCATCGAAAAAGTATCTCTAATGAAATTTAAATCAGATGAGCCGTCAAGTCCAGTAGACAGCGAGGATAATCGGATCGTATTTTTCGACGTTGAAGTATTTCCAAATTTATTTTTAGTGAATTGGAAATTCCAGGGTAAAGGATGCCCAGTAGTGAGGTTAATAAATCCGACACCTAGCGAAATCGACAATCTCTTAAAATTTCGCTTGATTGGATTTAACAATCGTAGATACGACAATCATATGCTGTATGCTTGTCTGCTCGGATACACTAACGAGCAAATCTACGAAGTGTCATCAAGAATTATTAGTGGTGACTCGACAGCATTTTTTGGAGAAGCTTATAACCTATCCTATACGGATGTTTATGATTTTTCAAGCGAGAAGAAGAATCTTAAGAAATTTGAAATCGAGCTTGGTATACCACATAAAGAGCTTGGCTTACCATGGGATAAACCTGTTCCGAAAGATAAGTGGCTCATGGTTGCTGAATATTGTGATAACGATGTTATTGCAACTGAGGCAGTATTCGAAGCTCGAAAAGCAGACTTTGTGGCTAGGGAAATTTTGGCTGATATTGCTGGGATGACAGTTAATGACACGACTAATTCATTATCCGCTAAAATTATATTTGGCAACGATAAGCATCCTCAAAGGCAATTTAATTACAGATCGCTTGGAAGTTCTGAATCTGAATTGTCAAGAACAGTGATCACTGATGATGGAATACTTTACCCTGATTCAGGCGATGACTATGCTGTATTCGATGACCAGAACCGACCTGTATTCAAAGGGTATAAGTATGAATTCGGAGTATCTACATACAGAGGTGAAGAAGTTGGCGAAGGTGGCTATGTATATTCTGAACCTGGAATATACGAAAATGTAGCATTGCTTGATATTTCATCAATGCATCCTAGCAGTGCTATTGCAGAAAACATATTCGGAGATAAGTATACCAAACGGTTCAAGGAATTAAAAGACGCTCGTATATTTATCAAGCACGGTGATCATGAGTCGGCTGGAAAATTGCTGGATGGTGTTTTGGTAAAATACTTTACTGGGGAATATTCAGATGACGATCTTGCTTTTTCATTAAAAATAGTGATAAATAGCGTATACGGATTGACATCTGCTAAATTTCCAAATCCATTTAAAGATCCTCGGAATATCGACAATATCGTTGCTAAACGAGGGGCGTTGTTCATGATAAATCTGAAGCATGCCGTCCAAGAAAAAGGATATACAGTATGCCATATTAAAACCGACTCTATCAAAATTGCAAATGCTGACCGTGATATTGTAAAATTTGTTTACGATTATGGAAAGATGTATGGGTATATATTTGAGCATGAGGCGGTTTATGATCGTATATGTTTGGTAAACAAATCCACGTATATTGCACGGTATATGAATCCGGAAACTTGCCAGCGTATATATGGGTTTATTCCAAAGAACAATAGCAAGCATGCTATGGAATGGACAGCTACTGGTGCCCAATTCCAGGTTCCATATGTGTTTAAGACCATGTTTAGTAAAGAACCAATTGTCTTCGATGATTTTTGCGAAACCATCCAGGTTCAGACCTCTTTATATTTAGATATGAATGAAAATCTTGGAGACGACGAGCATGACTATGTATTCGTTGGTAGAATTGGTCAGTTTTGTCCTATTAAACCTGGATGTGGAGGCGGAAAACTTGTAAGACAATCTTTCACTAAAGATGGCGATGTTAAATACGATTCTGCACAAAAATGTAAAGATTATCGGTGGTTAGAATCTGAAGTCGTCAAAACCTTACATAAGGAAGACGACATTGACAAAACTTTTTACACAAAACTTGTGGATGATGCAATTGCGGATATATCTGAATACGGCGACTGTGAATGGTTCGTATCTGATGAAGCATATGATTGCCCTCCATGGCTATAATTATTAAAAAATAAAAAAGAAGGAAAATATTATGGAAAACAATGCAAGAGTACCATATCTTGAAATCGAAGGCGCTAAACTTATATTTAGGAATTTTTCCGGAATGGAAACTGACTTCAACCGCGAAGGAAACCGAAACTTCCATGTCCTTATAGAAGACGAGGAGTTTGCTAAACAATTAATCGATGCCGGATGGAACATATCGGTTCACAATAAGAAAGAGGATAAAGATCCGTTCTATTCTCTTAAAGTTGCGGTTCGATTTGATGTGCTTCCTCCAAATATATTCTTGGTAAGGCAACGCGATAACGCACTTATACGACTCGATGAACGAAAGGTCGGAGAATTGGATACCGCGGATATAATAAATGCCGATATAATCATTCGTCCAAGGATATGGGATATTAACGGTAAAACTGGAATAAAAGCTTATCTTAAGGATCTATATGTAACGATTCAGGAAAACCGATTCGCTCAAAAATACAGGGAGGCCGCTGAAAATGCAGAATGTTAAAGTGCATTTACCCAAAGAAGAATTACAAAAATTAGGACTTAAGGACAAAGGAAACTGGGTCCCTTCAGAAAGTATAACTGAGGATGCTCCAAAGAAAAAACGAGTAGGGCCAGATGGAATTATATTATTAGAAGGAGAGGAGCCTTACGATTCTACCGATTGATTTCTGAATAAAAGGGCTTGTGTGTTTATGCATGCAGGCCCTTTATTTTTTGAGGTTATATTATGTACTGTATTAAAGACATTAAAACTAAAAAGTGGTTAGTGCATAGAAAAATTAATAAAAATGGTCGGGTTGTGTCTACTAAAGAGTCTTATATTTCTGGCAGGATCTACTATACAATAGCTCAAGCTGAGTCAGATTTCGAACGTTTCAAATGCGGTGCTCAATTTAAAATAGTTCCTGTGACTGTAAATAGATCTTCGCATGATCCGCATATGTATACTATTCGGGAGATCAATTAATTCGCATAAAAAACATATCCCTTTATGAAACCATAAAGGAGGTATTCAAAAATGAAGAAGTTTTATGAAATCTGGAAGGTAGTAGGTTTTATACTGGTCGCTATAGTATTGTGGCCGTTCCTTATGCCCTGGGTGATCATTAAACGAGCTTATGCAAAGCAAAGGATGTTCAGGGATACTGAAACGGGTCGAAAAAAATGGTATAGATTCGTCATGTGTCTTTTGATGCCGCTGCTTTATATACCGAGCTTGATTATTGATCTTACAGTCGGGTATGGAATGATGGCATATGTATACTATAAAGGTTCATATAACAACCTCGATGATCTTCTCGAAGACTTCGATAAATCTTTATCCGAATATTTAGAAGATTTCTAAGGTGGACTTAATAAAGAGTTTGTGCTAACAACACGGACTCTTTGTTTTTTTGCGCAAAAAAAACATATTGTAATATGAGAAGGGCTAATAAATGATTTGCAGTTCTATAGGTACTTCTTCGGAAAAAGACTATAGAGAGCTTCGGCAAAACAAATCGTTAGCTCTTCTTTTTTTGCGCTCGTAGCTCAGAAGGTAGAGCACTTGACTTTTAATCAAGGAGTCCTGGGTTCAAGTCCCAGCGAGCGCACCATATCATCTTATATTTTTAAGGAGGCATATATGGACGTTATGAGACTCAAAGGACCATTTTTCCAGACTATTGTTCAAAAAGTAATCCGAAAAGCGATCAAGAAAAAAGGGGTTGTCGCTCAGGAATTGACCGTCGGAAATTTTGAACTCGATATGAATGACTGGGGAGCATCCTTTTCGATAACTATATCGGGAAGGCTTGATCCAAAAAATTCGGACAACGTAAAGAAAATGATTTTAGAAGAGGTATTCAAATGACAGAAGCATTGAACTGGTTCGGCATTATATTTGCCATAGGTGTTCCTATTGCAGTTATAATAGGAATGACCTTCGTCTTGATATCCGATTCTAGAAAGAAAAAACGTCGTGAAAAAAGGTGCCACAGAACAATAAAGACATATTTAGACATCAATAAGGAGGACTGATAACATGGCAAAAAAATTTAACCCAGAAAAAATTTTCAAGATTCGTTTTGATTATCCAGAAGGTACTATAATGAATGCCAGGATAAGCGAAAAAGAAATCGTAACCCTCCATGACGTTAAGACAATCTATATCGTGGAGTTTGAACAAGGATCCATCAAGATTTGTGTCATCGACCATCTTGACCAGATGATATTCTTTGGGTCCGCGACGCTTGTTTATTGAGGTATAGCCAAGCGGTCAAGGCATGGGACTTTGACTCCCATATCGTAGGTTCAAATCCTACTACCTCAGCCATCGTGCACTAGTTAGATAACAATTTAATACAGCCTTCTAAAAAATAATAATATTTATGTAAATAGAAAGGAGATAACTCCCTATTTTTGAGTAAAATGCTTCGTACTTCGAAATCTAACTAGTGCACATCAATATCGGGGTGTAGCGCAGTTGGCAGCGCGCGTGCTTTGGGAGCATGAGGCCGTGAGTTCGAGTCTCACCACCCCGACCAATTCCGATGCCAAGGAATACTTATATCTTAGTCTCCATGTTCAATAAGTATAAAACTAAGAACAGGTTCCGTAAACAAAGGCCCCTGATGATTAAAAGAACGTTCAATCGTCTTGTCCTGTCGGGTAAAATAGGATTGGCCTTTATATTTATTGAGGCGTCGCCAAATGGTTAAGGCACGGGACTTTGACTCCCGTATTGTAGGTTCGAATCCTACAGCTTCAGCCAAAAGAAGAATAATACAACAGGAGGAAGCAACAAGATGGAAAAAAGAACTGCAGAGATCATAATGTGCCTCAAAGGCAATTTTAGCCCATATATGCGGAAGCCGGTATCATTGGGACAGTACTACGATACCGTAGCTTGGTATATGGCAGATCGATGCGACACCGACCCTAAAATCTACACGAAGTCGGATATTTTCCGTATCATTCGTGAAGCTGTAAAAGATTATATTTCCACCTGCGATAATCCGGCAGCTTTATTGAACGACTACTTTTCCATTTGCGACTTTGATGGCGGAATATATGATGAATGCCAGAGCTGGTGCGTTGCACTTTCAGAAGTTCGCGTTTGGAAAGGCGAAGAATATGTAAACGGATTTGACGAACAGCTTGTGAGGTTTGTTAATCCTAACCGATAAAACAAAAGTAACAACCGGGTTGGTAAACCTCTACAGATCGGTGGGAAGCTTCCACTTATTCATGCTTTGGGAAGTGCAACAGTAAAGTATATGTTTTCGGCATTGATGGCTTAATGCTGTCTGATTTCAAGCAAAGCTAAATGCTTTTGAACAGAGTACCCCGATAGCTCGTAACGGATTCTAGGCACTGGGTATTTTTATTATATTCTTTATATTAAAAAGAGGGCAAATAAAATGAACAAGCATAGTATAAGCCACGAAGGAATGATGAAAAACATTCTTTGGACAGCTGGATATGAGAATGGAAAGTTTTATGCTGACATTACTGATTACTACAATAACGAAAGAGTAACCATGACAGCTAAAACCAGGGATCAACTTATCGATCTACTTGAAACCGAGATAGATCGTCATTGCGCTGACGAATGCACATATTTTCAGTTTTACGACCTGCATACATCGCGTAGATATGCAGATAGAGCTATACATGAGCGAAGGTTGGTCGAGCTTCTGATCCATATCGTAGAATGCGCTCGACTTCCGGAATCAATTACAGGGGGTAAATAAAAATGAAACTGCAATATATTGACATTTATGATTATGCTGGTGGTAGCTCTAAGGTCTATCTTCCAGATAAAGAAATTGCCGAAATCCACGTTAAAGTTTTAAGTGGAGATGAAACAGGATATGTTAAGTTTGAAGACGGCACCTTAGTTTCTTTTGATGCTTGTAGTACTCGACGTGTAAATTATTATGATGGAGAGTATACCGTTTTCCCAGAGCAAATTCGAAGGTGGGAAAAGTCAGCATTTAATGACGTTCCATTCATGCTAGACCCCCAGAGATCATATAAAAGGATGCTTGCATTCGTTGATTTAGGAGGCAGGCATTAGCTTCTTTTGGCGTCAAAAGAGGTGGATTAAAAATGAAGAAGTTGCTATGACATATTTGAAAGCTTTTATTTTGGCAGCGTGTATTATTATTCCGCTGTTAGTGTTGGCTTATGAAATAAAGCACAATCTTTAATTAAAAACAAGGAGATATACCATGAAAAAGTATTATAATAGACAAATTCATTTTTCAAAAGGAAGATACAGTTACTCTCATCTTTCCGGTCATGTTAAAACGCACCGGCTGAGAAAAAAATATGGTCGTCCTTATCGACATTCGACTGGAATACTGTCGGATTGCCAAGTACTGATGGATGCATATTTAGAAGGATCGATGATTCATTGTATACATCTATTATTGTGATATTACTCTATCTTAACGACTAGCAGGGCTAGTGTAGTGGTAACACCTCGCCCTTCCAAGGCGATATCGCGAGTTCGAGTCTCGTGTCCTGCTCCAGGGCCTTGCGTTTAGGCCCAAGTTAAACGTAAGCCGATTGGTATAAACCATGGTATATTTCCAGGGTTGCTTTCTGGATTAACAATCGGCTTGAGCTTGTCGTAACCCACTCAATATTATATGGCCTCTTGGGATAGGTACGGCATTAATTATACATATGGGTTATGTTAAGTCTAGTAGAGGTCGCTAGATTATCGATTAGAATCTCCGAGGGAAGGTGGGACTATAATGTTAGGCGCCGCTAGCAAATTGTAACTGAGCGGATGTGTAGGAATTCTATTCGAGATTATTAGAGATTGGTGACTCAAAGCCATGAGCTTAAATGTCGGGAATCTACATATTGTGGCGTAGATTTAAAATCCATCCCCTGCCAATCTCTATAATTACTAATTTTAAATAAGGAGGATCAATATGTTTTTTATAATCGCTTTGTTTTTACTATTTGCAGCATTAATTATTAAGATTATATTTAGTGCTGCTTTCTGGAAACTTTTACAGATATGTTTCTGGATTAGTTTGCTACTCTATTTTATAGCAAAAATATTCTAATAAGGAGATAACTATGGACAATCCTTATTTTTTACAACTTATTATTCAAGCTATTAATGGAGTTCAAAAGGAATTAGAAAGACAAAACAAAATACTACAAAATATTTCTGAAAAATTGCCTTTTGATAGTTTTGGGCATGTAAGAAATATCGATAAAGACAAGGAGAAAGAAAATGATAATTTGTGATAAATGTGGCGCTAAAATCAATGACTTGAGTGATGCTTTACAAGCAAAATTTCCTCAAGTGACTATAACGAAAACCAATTCTATACTAGAGGGAGAACGTATTCATCTTTGCCACGAATGCGAACGGGATTTCTGGAAGTGGCTCACTAACGACTTTGTTTTGATGAAAAAGAAATAGTAAGGGGCTTGATTATGATGACACTTAAAGATTTAGCCGATGTATACGGCGGCCCAGTGCAAATAACCGAATCATTATATACAATGGATGAAGATGGATATCTCTCATTTACTGGGAACGAAATTCCATTGAATTGTTACGGAACTCTAGGATATACGACTCTAGGCAGCTTACCAATTGATTCTGATTTATTTCAGAAAGAGGTGCTGGATGTATTCGCCAATGGTCTTGTGTTAAAAGTGAACATCCGTACCATCGTGAATGATAAATCATAACTAGTCGATGTGGTGGAACGGCATACACAACGGACTTAAAATCCGTCGGCGAAAGCTTGAGGGTTCGAATCCCTCCATCGACACCAGAGCCATCATCGTTATATTGCATTGGCTGAGCACTCATCATTCGTGTCCTCACACTTCTGGACGATGCTAGGCAACCAGAAACTCAATATATCATCATTTTATCACCGTATATTGAAACACACCCTTTATTGGTTTCTTCAAGTACGCGTTTACTCCTTGTCGTGTGCTGCCCTCCTTATAATTTGGGTCAGGATGATGTTCGGTGACCTGGCCCAAACGCATAAAAAAACATATTCCTTTATGAAACCATAAAGGAGGTATTCAAAAAAATGATGAATTCTGCATTTTTTAAGAAATCTGTAAACGATGACCCGAACGACATTAAGTTCGAATTCGAGACTGGGTATTCGATTGAGATAATTTTCATATCTGGATATGGATATAGTGTCCAGGTATATCATAACTCAACTTTAGTACCCAACTATTGGATATACGATGTTATATCTCGTAAGGGTGGGTTAACAGAAGTTGAAGTTTGCAAGATCATTTGTACTGTATCTCAAATGGGACGATAATTAAATAAAGGGGCTTGCGCTAATAGCACAGGCTCTTTTATTTTTTTATAAATAATTAAGAAGGAGAATTAAAAAAATGAACGATCTTTATTTTATCCCAAAATGTGTCAAACCGATGTTCGAGAGACGCCCGGATGGAACCCCCATACGTATGCTTAGCTACTCACTTTCAGCAATACCAGGCAATCCTTATGTGTCACCGTATCCATCACAAGTGTATAAAGGTACAGACTATTTCAAAGCTTTAAAAAGAATCTCTGAGCATGAAGCAAGTATGATCCAGCAATTTTTAATGGATCGAGGCTCTGAATATCAAAAATTATGTTATGATCCTAGCTATCGCGAACCATTTGAAGTAGCTGTGCAGCAATGGCCGAAGGCTCCTAAAATCAATGCAGTGTACTTCTTAACTCATGGTATACGGCTTGTAATTAACGACAAGATGTCTGAGTGGACTGATATCCAGGTACAAGAAGGAGATAAAATATTTAAATCATATTTATATTCTATCTTGCAACTAATCTTTGACAAACCATACACACTTATACAAGATGTGCTTCATGGACAGTTTTTGACGTTCCAATTTATACGTAAAATTATATTTAATAATAGGGCTACTATAATTATATGGGATGACGGCAGCAAAACGGTATCTAAGTGTTTGCCAACTGATATATATAATGAGGAAACCGGGGTGCTGCTATGCATCTTAAAAAAGTTCTATAGGCCGTCACATTTAAATAAAATGTTCAAAAATGCTCTGGATTTAAGAATATATCAGAACAAATTAAAAAAGGAAAACCAGAATCCAATCTGTCCATATTGTAAGGAGCGCACCATGGTGCTTCATCATACATTCCATGCACTTACTATGCCTAATGAGATATTTTATGAATGTAATAAATGTTGTAGTAGCTCCGTAAAGCAAACGACACAAAAAGCTAGAGAAGAGGTATTTTATGAATGCAGTAAATGCCACAGTAGGAGTCCCGTAAAGCAAACGGAACGAGAAGCTAAAGAAGCTGCTATGAAACAGACTTGCATAGGCACGCTCAATATGCATATTAAAACATCTATTGAATAAAGAGGTGATCATATGGCTAAATTTATTTTAAAAAAAATCCGCGGACTGCTTTTTCCGATAGTATCAATAATCTGTATAATCCTTTTATATACAGAGCACATTGAATATGATATTCTATATCTGTCGATTGTCATTGCTGATATCATATATTTAGTAATATCAGCTATTTTGCCATTGTTAAAATTGGAAGTTATCCCTAGGCATGGATATTCTATATGTATTGCTGATTCAAAAGGGAAAACTGCAAACGATAATGATGAAACTCATGTTTTTATCATCAATAATAGCAATCGGGTTATCACGGGTACGTCGGTGGTGAAATTAAAAAGTGGTGGATTCGGATATGTTGCTGGCGTTTCTACAGAAGAAGAGCATGTATATATGATAGACCCTGATACCGGAGCGGCTCGACGAATTGTTATAAATACTGAAACTAACAATGAATCTGACGAAGACTATTTGAACAATGAGGATATCACTTGATCCTGGTCAGTTAAAAGCTGTTCAGGAAATGAAAAATGGATGCGTTTTATGTGGCGGGGTTGGCTCTGGTAAATCCAGGACAGCCCTGTCATATTATTTTGTTAGAAATGGAGGAGTTCTATCTGATGAAAATTCCAGAATGAAATCACCAAAGGATCTTTATATTATCACTACTGCTCGAAAACGAGATACTAAAGAATGGGAGAACGATATGATACCGTTTGAGATTACTACGGACGAATCTCTTTCTTTATATTCTCATAAAGTGGTGATCGATAGCTGGAATAATATACAAAAATACATCTCTGTAACAAACGCATTCTTTATATTTGACGAACAGCGCGTGATTGGTTATGGAAAATGGGTCCAGGCTTTTTTGCGAATTACAAAATCGAATGAATGGATATTACTCTCAGCAACTCCTGGAGATACTTGGAGCGATTATATTCCAGTCTTTATAGCAAATGGCTTCTTTAAAAATAAGACCGAATTTGTCCGTAATCACATAGTATATTCAAGACTGTGTAAATTCCCAAAAGTAGAAAGATATTTAAATACCTCTAGGCTTCGGGAGTTTCGCTCTAAAATATTAATTAATTTAGATTATACTAGCCCGGCGGAATCGCATGACGAAACAATTCAGGTTAGTTATAACAGGGACCTATATAGGATGGTTGTAAAAAATAGGTTTGATATTTATAAAAACGAACCTATTTCAACAGCATCTGTTTTTTGTTTTGTTTTACGAAAAATCGTAAATAGTGATCCGTCGAGAGAATTGGCTATTTTAGAAATTCTTGAAAAGCATAACCGGATTATTATATTTTATTCATTCGATTATGAATTAGAGATATTAAGAAATATTTTTTATGGAGGTGATGTCCAAGTTGCTGAATGGAATGGACATTTTCATCAAGCAATTCCTGCGTCTGAAAAATGGGTTTACCTTGTTCAATACTCTTCAGGGGCGGAAGGATGGAATTGTACATCGACTAATGCAATGATATTCTATTCCCAAAATTATTCTTATAAAGTAATGAAACAATCTGCTGGACGAATAAATAGGAGGAACACGTCTTATAAAGATTTATATTATTATCATCTAATATCTAAAGCTCCGATTGATATAGCTATATCTAGGGCTATAGAAAACAAAAAAATATTTAGTGAAACTGGATTTTGCAAATTTTAATGTGAGAGGGACCATATGGACGACTATAATAAGATTTTAGAGCATATAGATTCGGCTCTAAAAGATATTGACGAGCAAGTTAAATTGCTGATCGATATTACAAAATCACTTTACGATTTAAAAATGGAAATACAAAAAGGCGGTGAAAAATAAAAATGGATACTACTGTTACACCAGGAAGTCATTTTGTTGACTATCATAACTACTGCGGGACATGCGCTCATAACACAAATAAAGACGAGGATGTTGATATCTGTGATGAATGCTTGAAGAATCCTGCTAGGTATGATGGGTCTCGCAAGCCAGTATGCTATTTGAAGAAGGAGACGTAATGAAATTCAAAGATTATTGCCGGGTATGTCGCTATCATACTCGTGATCCGTTTCAAGACCCATGTAGGAGTTGTCTAAAAGAGACTGCCGATAGAGATGCAAAACTAGAGAACACCACTTTTAATCTTGTCGGCAAACCAGTAGGTTATGAAGAAGCAACCGATAAAAAGGAGGATGTTAATGATTAAAATTTCAAACGAAGTATTTCCATCTCCAGAATACATGAAGATGGTTATTTTAGGAGCTAGGAACTCTTTTTGTAGTCGAGATCGTAGCGATTCAACTAAAGTTGTAAAACGAGAGAAGTTTGCTAAAGGAAATGATATTTTACTATTAGGAAGTGCTGATATGGATTTACTATCTAGATTGGCTAAAGGAAATACTGCCGAAAGTAAATATTTACGAATGATGCACGTTATTTTCGATATGTCTGCGCCATTATATTTCTGGAAGCAGTTTGATACCTACAAAATAGGAACCGTCTCTAATAGCGAAAGTACGATGCATAGCTTAACAAAGCGCCCTTTAACAACCGAAGATTTTTCGATTCCGTATGGGATAGCAGATGGAGAAACGTGGTATGAAACAATAGACATGCTCAATGCATTAATAGAACTCTATAATTTGAATAAAGATAAACAAATTTGGGGACAACTTATATCATTGCTCCCAAGTGGTTATATGCAAATGAGAACTATTGATATTAGCTATGCCACGTTAAAGCAAATATATAATCAACGAAAAGGCCATAAATTGGGGGAATGGGCTCAATTCATTAATTGGATGATGGATATTCCATACTCTGGCCTTATATTCGGAGATGATGAGGTATATCAAAAACATTTAATAGGTCTTGCATGATTAGGAGGAATAAAAAAAATGAGTAATTGGGAAAATATGGTTAATGATATTTGTGGAGAAAAAATAAAAGAACCGAATGCATCTATACCAAGTATTGCTGATGCTGATCGTAAAGCTATGCAAGTATTTTCGACTGGTGCAAAACGAGATATTCAGGATGATAAAGGACGATGTGACCTTCTGCCTTTAGATGTGGTTTCATCAGTTTTAAATTCTGATCCGTATATAGCACTAATCGATGAATTCATGCATACTGGAAACGTAGTAGTGCTTATAACTTTATTAAAGCAATATTTGATAGATACTTATGGGTCCATTGAAGAAGGATTCTTAGAGCTGTCTATTCATTTTCGTGAAGGTGCTAAAAAATACGGCATTGATAATTGGAAAATAGGTATTCCTATTAGAAGTTATATTAGCTCTGCTGTAAGGCATAGGATAAAAATGGTTCGTGGAGATACAGATGAAAGGCATGATCGAGCTTTTGGCTGGAATATTATATGTGCTATATGGACCATGGCCAACAAACCAGAATGCATTGATCTTTAAAATGGAGGATTTTTTATGAAAAAGTTGTTTATATTTTGTATCATTGCAATAATAGTACTCGCATCTTGTTTTGTAGTTACCGGATGTATGGACCAGGCTTCAATAGTTTCGCAAAACATTTCAAAGCAAGCTGATAATTTCAACGTTATACGACGAGTCACTGTTATAAACTGCATACAAGGCGACACTATATTTGTTATGGAGGGAAAACTTTCCATAGAAACCACAAGCGAAAAACTTTATATTTTGGTTGAGAATGCAGATGGGTCATATGCCAAGCATATAATAGGGTTGTCTGATAATGTTACATACACTGTCGAAAATATTAATGGAAATTATGTCGATAGGTATAATTTTACCATAAATTACAATCCTAAGATGTGGATCCCATGGACTATAGAAAATGTTGATTGATATTTGGAGGTAACCGATATGGATGTCTTTGTTTATAAAAAGGCCGTTGAAGAAATTTGCAAAGAGAATATTCGTCGCATCATCAGACCAGGTATGTTTATATGCTCTGATGATTGTATTTTTAAAAAGAATGGACTTTGCAGTGGGTATCCAGTAACTATAGTTAATGCAGTCGATAAAATCAATAATAAAAGTGTAAAAATAGTTCATGATTGGTTACACCATGAGTCGGTTACAGTAGAATAATGACTAAATCTAACTGACATTTTAAGGCGAGCAAAAAATACATCTCGCCTTAATTTTTTTGGTCACTTTTATTTTTAAAAGTGGGCATTTGGTCACTTTTTTTGACCATTGGTCACTTTTGTAAAAAATTAATAAGACAAAATATGCCAAAAAAGTGCTAAAAATGGCTAAAAATGACCGTTTTTTGGTCAAAAACCCACTTTTCCCACTTTTTTTCTATTATTATATATATTTTTATTTTTTTTTAAGAAATATAAGAAAAAAAGTGACCATTTGACCAAAACCGCATTTTTTCACTAAATCCTCGCGTAAAAAACATGCCCTTTTATGGAAAGAGAGGATAAATGTGTATTTTTTATAAACATTTGATTTTTCATTTTGTCTTATTTTTTTGGGTTATAAAGATAGGAGAACTTATGTTAGAAAATCGTTTTAAAACAGAGCTCATTAAAGAATTAAAATTGCTATTTCCTGGTTGTGTAGTGATCCACCTGGATGCAACGGAGATTCAAGGAATACCTGATATTTTAGTTTTGTATAAAAATAAGTGGGCTGCTCTTGAAGGAAAAAAGAGTTATAATTCCCCTCGTCAACCAAATCAAGAGTATTGGGTAGACGTGTTGAATTCCATGTCTTTTGCTGCATTTATATTTCCAGAAAATAAGGACGAGGTGCTATATGATCTTCAACAGTCATTCGAATCTTGAGGGACAGCATGCTTTTTTAGGAGCATCTAAGTATCATTGGATAAATTACGACCAAGATAAACTTAAAGAAGCATATTCTAAATTTGAAGCTGCTCAAAGAGGAACTGAGTTACATGAATTTGCAGCCACGTGCATAAAACTTGGGCAAAAATTGCCAAGATCCAAAAAGACATTAAACATGTATGTGAATGATGGCATAGGATTCAGAATGACTCCAGAGCAAGTTTTATATTACTCTGATAATTGCTTTGGAACAGCAGATTGTATTAGTTTTCGCGATAATACTCTTAGGGTTCATGATTATAAAAGTGGAGTTGTTCCAGCTCATATGGAGCAATTATTCGTTTATTGCGCATTATTTTGTTTAGAGTATAGGATTAAGCCAGAAGATATTTTAATAGAGACTCGTATTTATCAGTCAGATGATGTTTTAGTGGCTAACCCAGAGCCAGCTATAATACGTAATATAATGGAGAAAATAAAATCATTTGATAAAATCATTAATAAATTAAAGACGGAGGTTTAAGTCATGTCTAATGATATTAATCGATTTGACGAAGCAGAGGAGTATTTAAGCAACCATCTTGATGCTGTTGAAGATTTTATAATGCATTATGGGAGACCGAGGAGGTCTGGCAGATATCCTTGGGGTTCTGGAGATAATCCATATCAAAGAACACCCGACCTTTTATCTCGTATTGAAGAATACAAAGCAAAAGGCATGAGTGAAAAAGATATTGCTGCAGAGCTACATCTCACTACCACTCAACTTAGGATTCAAAAATCGATAGCAGTTGCTGAAAGGCGAGCGCTTTTAGTTGAAAAAGCAGAAGCTTTAAAAGCAAAAGGATATTCTAATAATCAAATAGCCAAAGAGATGGGCTTTTCTAATGAGTCTTCTGTTCGATCTTTACTTAATGAAGGTGCTAAAGCTAGGCAAAATGTAGCTAAAGAAACCGCTGAATTTTTAAAGCGTCAAATAGAAGAAAAGGGAATGCTTAACGTTGGCGCTGGTGTTGAAACTGAATTAGGAAACATAAGTCGTGGCAGGTTGGATCAGGCTTTATATATGCTTGAATTAGAAGGATATCCGGTATATGTAAGAGGAGTTCCTCAGGCTACTAACCCTGGTCAGCAAACAAATATTAAGGTTATTTGTCCAAAAGGAACTGAGTATAAAGATGTTTATGATACTGAAAAAATACATTCAATAACTGATTATGTTACTTATGATGGCGGAGATTCTTTTAAAAAAGCATTTGAATATCCGTCCAACATGGATATTTCAAGATTAGAAATTAATTATAAAGAGACCGGAGGGGCTGAAAAGGATGGTCTTATTGAACTTAGAAGAGGAGTTGACGATCTTTCGTTAGGAAATTCTCACTATGCTCAGGTTCGTATTAGGGTTGACGGAGATAGATATTTGAAAGGCATGGCTGTATATGCTGATGATCTTCCTGATGGTATTGATGTTCGATTTAATACTAATAAAAGTCAGAGCGTCCCACCAAGGGATGTATTAAAAAAGATATCTAGCGACCCCACAAATCCATTTGGTTCTTTAATAAAAGATAAGGAAAAAGGTGGCCAATATTATTATATTGGTGAGGATGGAAAGGAACACCTAGGTCTTATTAATAAGCGAGCGGATGAAAGCGACTGGGGGGAATGGTCAAAAACATTACCCTCTCAGTTTTTATCAAAACAGAATATAGATTTAATAAAAAAGCAGCTTAATCTTTCAGTTGCCGATTATGAATCTGATCTGGATGATATTATGAGGCTTGAGAATCCTACGATAAAAAGATATTTATTAGAGGATTATGCTCAAAATGTTGATAAAGCCGCCGTTCATTTAAAAGCTGCTTCTCTACCAAATACTCGGTATCAGGTTATATTACCAGTTCCCTCCCTGGGGGATGACGAAGTATTTGCTCCTAACTATAAAGAGGGAGAACGAGTTGCTTTAGTAAGGTATCCTCATGGAGGAACCTTCGAAATTCCAATTTGCAAAGTAAATAATAAGAATCCAGAAGCATCTCGAATGATTACTAGAGAAGCTGACGATGCAATAGGAATTAACTCAAAAGTTGCTCAGATATTATCAGGAGCAGACTTTGATGGTGATACAGTTATGGTTATACCTTTGCGCAATGGGTTAAAAATAACTTCTACCCCACCCCTAGCGGGACTGAAGGACTTTGATCCTAAGCTGGAGTATGGCGGTAAGCCAGAGGGTACTTTCAAATTAATGAAAGAAGAAGAGAAACAGAGACAGATGGGTAAAGTTTCAAACCTTATAAACGATATGACCATAAAGGGAGCACCTCCTGAGGATATTGAAAAAGCTGTTCGCCATAGTATGGTTGTAATTGATGCTGTAAAGCATAAGCTAGATTACAAACAGAGTGAAAGGGATAACGATATACAATTGCTAAAGAATAAGTGGCAAGATGGTGGCGGTGCTTCGACTTTACTTTCTCTAGCGAAATCTCCATATCGAGTATCAAAGCGTACCGGGCAGCCATGGATAGATCCGGACACTGGTGAATTAATTTGGACTAAAGTCGATCCTAAAACTGGCGAAATCAAAACCAAAATACATCCAGAGTTCTATACAAACAAAGCAGGAAAACTTGTAGAGCGTACCATAACCACCACTAGGATGGCTGAGACCAAGGATGCCTTTACGTTATCATCAGGTACTAAAGTAGAAAGCTATTATGCTCAGTATGCGAACACTCTTAAAGCTTTAGCTAATAAAGCAAGAAAAGAAGCAGTCCATACCAAAGACATCAAGTATGATCCATCAGCTAAGAAGGCGTATAGTACTGAGGTATCGGAGCTATTAGCACAACTTAAGGCATCTATAGCTAACAAACCAAGAGAGCAGACCGCTCAGATAAGAACAAATGCTATTCTAAAGAAGAAAAGAGCTGCTGATCCTGACTTAACTAAGAAAGAAATTAAGAAACTTAGCCAAATAATTTTGAATGAAGAACGACAAAAAGTTGGTGCTAAACGAAACAGATTCTCAATAACAGACAAACAATGGAAAGCGATTCAATCTGGCGCGATTTCGCCAAATGTTTTAAAACAATTGATCAATTTTGCTGATAAAACTGAATTAAAATCGTTAGCAATGCCAAAAACTCGTCAACCTTTGTCGCAATTTAAAGTTAATAAAGCTAAAGCCATGCTCTTATCGGGGCATACTAGGGCGGAGATAGCAGAGGCCCTAGGGGTATCGGTCTCTACTGTAAGTAAGTATTTGAAAGGAGATTCTTAATAATGGAAAATGAATCAATTATGTTGACAACTGTTGACAATCCTTTTAATCCTTTTCATCAATTTGAGCAATGGCGTTTGTATGATGTCGAACATGGTTATAATTCTTGCGAATTAATTGATCGTTTCGCAGAAACATCCGATGACTTAAGTGATGAAGAAAACAATTTAATTATTGAACAAACAATAAATGAAATAATTAAATATGATTCATTAAATATTTTTGCAAAAATAACAAGAAAAGACAAGACACCACTCAAAGCTTAAGACATGGGAGGGGGTCCCCAAAAAATACACCCCCTCTCATATCGCGCCGGTCTTCATTTTTTCCCCGGGGGGACATATTTGGAGACCTTTTTATGCATGGTAACTAGTTAAGTACATATTTTAGAAAGGAGAACTACTATTATGGACTTATTTAACAACCAAACTCAGGCGTTTTTCGTTGGTCAGAAGATACCAAAGGTCAGTGGATTCAATGCTGTTGACAAATTTTCATTGCCAAGGGATTGCGAGGCATTTTTTCTTGATGAAGAGAATGATGTAGGATATATTAAGAAAACTGACGTTAACGGTAACGGTTATAAAATCTGGATGTTTGACATGAAAGAAAAGCCGATACCAGTTTTTGATCCCGACAAGTATGTGACTAAAGATGAAATGAATCAGTTAAAGGAGGAGATTACCCGTGGCTTCGACGATCTTAAGCAAGCTTTATCAGCAGGATCAGGCACAAAGCGCACCAGGTCAAATGGCACCGAAGAATAATATGGCTTCGGAAGATCCTAATATTAGTGGATTAAAGAATTTGGCGAATCAGGTATTATCGTCAGCTAATCCGCAGGCTTCATTCAATCAAATGATAGAATCAAATCCTAATGGAAAGGCTGCAATGAGTATTATTCAAGAATACGGAAACGGAGACCCAAAAGCAGCATTTATGAATTATGCTGCTTCACAGGGTAAGCAGGCATTAGCTTCTCAAATTTTAGCAAAATTAGGTTTGCAATAATCTTTAGATAAAATCATGGCCAGATTTTATAAAACACAACTTAGGAAAGGAATTTCTGCCTATGGAAATGAACATGACGAATCTTTTATGGTTCTTTGCTGTCATCCTTTTGGCTGGTGGTAATGGACTTGGAGGTTTCTTTGGAGGCAATCGTCCTCCAGCAGGCCCTCCTCCAGCGACGCAGCAGGATCTTACCAATGCGATCAATAATCAAACTTTACAGAATGAGTTGAACGCGCTTGGCATTTCGACTGCGAACAATAATTACGAGACATCTAGGTTAATCACAGAGCAGAATATGCAGATGCAGGCGCAGAACAACACGAATTCGATCAATCTGATGCAGCAGTTTAATGCTATAATGCAACAGCTTGCTGCCCAGAATGCGTCTCTTAGCCAGCAGATTCAGGCACTTGGCTATCAGATGAGCGCATGTTGCTGCGAGTTGAAGACTCAGAATCTTGAGAATCGATTAGTCGATAAGACCGCAGAGGCTGCAGCGCTTCAGGCTAAGTTGGACAATCGCGAGCAAACCCAAACTATACTTAATAACCTTGGGCGCTTTGTTGCGTGGGCTGGCAGCGGATCTCTTGCCGCTGGAGCTTCTTCCTAATAAGTGACTATTAAGGGGCTTGGGGTGGTGACGTCTATTACCGGGCATCCTTAGCCCCTTACCAAATCAATCTAATAATAAGGAGTATAATCAATGCTTAAGTATTTAAAAGATCACATTCTAGAAGAAATTGAAGGATCAATCGATTACCTAGAGAAGGCCATTGAACTTAAAAGCACGCAGCATTCAAATGCTGCTGCAAAATTTTACAGGATGAGCGAAATGGAGATCGAGCACGCCAACTGTATGACCAAAATGCTTGGCGAATTCAAAATGGACAATGATTCCTCTGACTCGGAAGCGAAAGAACTTTATAGTGGGATTCTTGAAGCATACTCAAATAGTATGGCCAAAATTGAAGCACTTAAAAAGTTATATCGCTCATGATCTATCGAATACTTTTAGGCGCATCATTCAGATCGTTTAGCCGATCTGTGAAGTTTTCAGCATGCGTTCTCCTTTCTCATACTCATGAGTTTCTTATTAATGCTGTAAGTGGTGTTCGTTTGGCTTCACAGATCTGCTAAACGATCTGAATATTAATATGAGGTAACTATATGACAGATATTCAGGAAAAATACGAACAATATTTAAAAAATCAAGTTGGGCACCCATATGTTTGGGGTGCTGCCGGAGAAATTATTACCGAAAAAACATACGAAAACTATATAGATTCTCATGAAAAAGATCCTGGGAATGCCTTAAGGGCTAAGAATTTTTGTAAAAAGTTATTTGAATCTGGTAAAAAGAGGCTTAGGCCTCATGATTGTTCAGGTTTAATTTCAAAGGCATTAATGTATTGCGGATTAAGAACATGGAGATGCAATTGCGATATTCTTTGGGATAAATGTGAGCCAACAGACACTGTAAAAGATTATACTTTATTATTCAGGGTGTCAAAAAATAATCCCTCCGATGAGACACATGTTGGCACATATTTCAATGGAAAGCAATACCATGCTAAAGGTAGAGACGTTGGAATCGTAGCCGAACCTTTTGACCCATCTTACTGGGATAAGTTTGGAAACTACAAAGGGCTTAATACTACATTGTCCGATTATGTATTTACTAAAACTTTGAAATCCCCGATGTACTCCAGCAATGATGTAAAAGAATTGAAAAAGTTGCTTAAGGCTAATGGTTTCGGTATGAATCTTGGAACTAATGGAAACTATTTGAGCAAAACAAAGCAGGCTGTTCTTGATTTTCAGAAGCATTACTTTAAAGATGAATCTGAATGGGACGGTATAGCAGGCAAAAAGACGATAACCGCATTAAATGGAATATGGGAGGGAAAATGAAAAAAATAACCACAACAAAATTAGTGCTTATGCTGACTCTCCTCTTCTGCGGTATTTTAGAGGCCCTTATAGTTATTTCATGGATCTTTTTGGATAAAGAAGGAGCCGCTTCTTTAGCAGGAGTAGTGGCTGCACCAGCTTCCGTTGTCATCGGATTTTACGAATGGAAAGCTAAGAATGAAAACATTAGTAAATATGGTACTGGGCACCAATCGGATTCGTCTGATGATGAAGTCCAAATACCAGAGATTATAGTTTGTGATGACGAGGAGTAACATATGGATATAACGTTTGTTTTTCAAGCTGTGATAACTATTATAATTGGTCTGGTTGCTGTTTTTGTAATTCCGTGGATTAAAGAAAAGAAACTTTATTCCTGGGTTAGCATTGCCGTTAAGGCCGCAGAGCAATTATATAAAGATTCCGGAATGGGAAAAGTAAAAAAAGCATTTGTATTAGACTTTTTAGCATCGAAGGGCTATAAAGTAGATACAGATAGCATAGATCTAATGATCGAAGCAGCGGTTTTAGAGTTAAAAGAAAAACTGGTTATAATTGATCAAACCGCCAACTAGAATGTAGAGAAAGGAGAATGCCCGTGCCTGCCAATAAAGTTAAATCAAGTGGTACTACTAGAAAGATGAAGCCAGCCTTGACTCCAGAAGCCAGAGAAAATCAGCTTATTGCATTGGCAGTTGATTTAGCTGAGAAACAACTAATGGAAGGCACGGCTTCTGCTCAGGTTATAACACACTTCTTAAAGATGGGATCCGACAGAGAACGTTTAGAACGAAAAAAGCTTCAGGAGGAATGCGAGACGTTGGCTGCAAAAAGGGAAGCATTGGAGTCCCAGGCCAATTCTGAACGTTTGTATGCAGAAGCTCTTGAAGCAATGCGTTCTTATAGTGGATTAACGTCCGAATAAATCAAAATGGATAGAAATTATTCTACACTGATTACTTTTAGAACATTCGAGGAACGTTTCGAGTATTTAAAAGAAGCAAATCTGATCGCATCCATTAAATTCGGTCATAGACGATTTTTAAATCAATCTTTTTACAATTCTTATGAATGGCGGCAAACTCGGAATAAGGTCATTTTAAGAGATAATGGATGCGATCTAGCAATGCCAGGATACGAAATAGCCGGGACCATTTACGTCCATCACATTAATGAGGTAACGGAAATGGATCTTTTAGATAATTCTGAGTTGCTATTAGATCTTGAAAATTTGGTGTGCGTATCATATGATACTCATTACGCTATAACATATGGTGACTCTCGTGCATTACCGAAAATGCCGACCGAAAGAACTAAATTTGATACATGCCCTTGGAGAATAAAAAAATGAATGATTCAGATTTTAAAGGATTAAGTAGAGTTGAGAAAATTTTAGAAAATATGCTTGGCGCTACCAATAATCTTGAATCTCCTCAAAGTAGAGTAGAAGCATTGCTTATGAGATTGCTCGAACTGATTGAGGATATATCGCATGGATCTGGAACTGTGTTCAGATTCCTCGGCGAAAAAGAACACGTCAACGACCTTCCTGAAACCGGAAATGAGCAAGGTGATGTTTGGTTCGTTAAAGAAAAAATGGCCGGATTTATATGGCTCGTCAGAGAAGATCATCCAGATGGTTATTGGGAAGAGCTTGGAGAAGTTATTGATACCACATCAATCGTCAACTCCATCAACGGGCAGACTGGCGATGTTGTTCTCGATGCTGATGATGTTGGAGCGGCTTCTCCGACTGAGCAGATAACTGTTGCTGACTCCGGCGCGGTCACACAAGCACTCGACCCCAACAAGGTCTATGTGTTCACGGGCGACTTGACTTCGCTCACGCTCACGCTTAACGCGCCCGTTGCGGGGATAGCCAACATCTACCAAGTATTCTTTTTCAACGGCACGGCGGCGGTCAATCTCGTCTATCCGTCTAATGTGACCTTTGCTGATGCGGCTTTCGCTCCAGCGGCGGACTTGTGGACGGAGTTATCCATTCAGTATGTCTATTCGACCACCGAGGACAATGTGACCACACCGCACTATTTCGCTCATGGGAGCAACATCGAGGAGGGAGTCAAATGAGCATTTTGCAAATACCCCGCAGGGGGACGATGGGCGGGAGTAAATTAAAGAGGCCTGATTATATTCGCCCAAAGGGGGTGGCAGAAAGCGCAAGTTATATTGATGGTGCGGTTTATGGAGTGTTGACAGATTTTGTCCTAAAGCCCAATCAAACATATTCCATTACTGCAAGGAGAAGAGCTTCACCGTTTTACACAAATGTTTTTGGTGCTTCGCTTGTGGATTATTATCCATTTTGGAACGGTTCTCAGTTTTATTTTTCTAGCAGTTATTTTAACACCGCGGTATTGCGCGTAGGCGTTAAAACAACCTCCACTTTTACGAACACTTATAACTTTAATGATACCCTCATGTATGTTTTCCGTGGGGGGAGCCATGATCGAGGCGAAAACATGGACTTCTACGAACTAAAAATATCGGAAAATAATAATGTTGTTTTTGATGGTATAGCAGATTTTGACGCAAATGGAAACGCCTGCATACATGACATCATTGCCGATAAATACTACTACGCCACAGGCGGCACGGACAAGTTTGAAGGAGGTTGGGATTAAATGTACGGCACACTTAACAACGGCAATCTCATCCCCGCTCCTCGCCGCATTACGCTTGGCGAGTGGACGGTCATCAACCCCACCGACGAGCAGTACGAAGCGGCGGGATATCTGCCCGTGCGCTACACCGACCCGCCTATCCCCGACGAGGGTTATTACCCCGTGAGCGGATGGGAGGAGCAGGACGGCGAAATCGTTGAGGTATGGGCGATTGTACCTAACCCCGAACCCACACCCGACGAAGCCCTCACCCGATACGCCAACGAACTGACGGGCAAGAACGATCCTGACCTTGTGTCGGCAACCGAATCCTTGATAATTAAATTTACGGAGGAATAAAAGTATGTATTACTACACCATTGAAATTCAGAACCGCGCTGATGGCATTGACAATGTACAGCCGATTGTTACTCGGCAGAGCCTTGCTACTGGTTTGTCGTATTTCTACGACCGTTGCAGTAAGATGGCTGGCACGACACTCTACCCAACTGTTACACTGATGCTTATCGACAGCAACGGTAATGTTATTGAGAACAAACACCTCGAAACTGCGTACACTTCCGAGGAAGAGTAATGGATAACAGCATTTTAAACACAATAAATAAAATGCTCGGAAATACAAATGGAGATTTTGATACTGATGTAATTATACATATTAATAGTATTTTATCCATATACCAACGTCAGATTGGAAGGTCCCCCGAAACCTTTGTTCAAATAACAGGACCTGATGAAACTTGGGATTTATTGAATTTAGACAATGAACATTTGTCAGACTTTAAGACATATTTGTATTTGCGAGTGAAAAAACTATTTGATCCTCCTACTGGAGGAACAATGGAGGCGCTTAATAGCTCAATTGCTGAGTTTGAGTGGCGCTTATCAATTGAATAATTAAGGAGATTTATAATGGACGAGCATACATATTTGGTTCATTATGGTGTTAAAGGAATGAAGTGGGGCAAGCATAAGGTTCAATACGAAGATGAAGGCTCGACCCCAAGCAGCAGAAATCAGCATCTTGCTGGATCTACTGGAAGAAAAGTAAGATATTCTTTATCCAAT